ATAACAGTTTGTATATATTGCGCGATACCAAGTTTTAAATCCGTCATTTGAGCCATACACTTCACAAGCTATGAGATAGTTTTTCGGAGAGGCCGCAAGGTCATCAGCCTTGGCATCTAACGAAATAACCACTTGCTTATCAGATTGTGCATTATCCGTAGCATCAACATCAGTAATTGTTCGTATTGCACTCCAATTACCATTACCAGTCCTGCTTGCGACTGTAAATCCATCATCATCTGTGGACATTGCCCAGTCACCATTTGAAGTAGATATTTTGCCAAAATCCTTTGTTGCGAGAAGTAAATTCCGGTCACCTACGGATAGATTATCTACGGTGTTTTTTATGCCTACAACCACACTGTTTGTGCTGATAGCATTAATAAATGCTTCTTGTGAAGTAATCGTTGAGATTACCGCATTATCAGCAAATATATTTGCAACATCAAGTTCATTTGCGGTTATGCTGTTTGCGACTATCTTATCCGCATTGATTGTACGGTCAGTGAGTACATATCCGTCTAAGCTGTCAACAGTAGTGCTTGTAAGTTTGCCAAGATTATTAAGTGCGTAAAGCAATCCGCTTTCCGAACCTTTGAGAAGTATTCTATCCGCAACAAGTGTTCCTGCGGTTATCTTATTTGCGTTTACCTCTACACTGTCGAGAAAGCCGGTTATATGCCCCTCAACAACTGTTGCGCGGTCAATCAACCCTACCTTGGCAAACAATGTAGCCACATTCGCCGTATCAATATTTGTCAATTCGATATTTGCGTACTTAATATCCGCTTGTTCCGCTGTCATATAGCCTAATTTGGCGGTCGCGGCGGCTATGTTATCCGTTGTTATTGCTTTTGCACTTAACGTGTCAAATTTGCCCGATAGTGCGTTAAGGTTTTCGATTGTTGCATACTTGATGTCTGCCTGCTCTGCGGATATTTTTGTCGCGATAACCTGATTAGCTGTGATGAGTTCCGCTGTCAGCCTTTGCATTTGAGATGTTATCGGACCCGTGGGATTGATTGAATTATTCGTGTCAGATTGTCCGCAACTCTCAATCGAACATTTAAGACCACCGTCACAATCGTAAACAATGCTTGTAATCGGCGCGGAATACTCTACACCGTCAGATGTTACTTTGACAATATCCCCGACTTCAAGCCGCCAATCGCCGAGACATTCAACCGTAAGCGGTCTATAAGTAAAACCGCCTATCTTCTTGTATACGGCATCAAGAACCGCCTGCGTCATAAACGGATTAGATATGTTGATTGCCATAGTACCGCTACCACTTGTAAGGGGTTTACTGTCATTATCCGTAGCGACCTCACATACTATCTTCTCAACTTTAAAAGCCTTGCTTGTTGTGAACTTTAAGCCATTCTCATAGTATTTAGTTGGACGTATAGTGTAATCAGCATCCTTGTACCACCGGAATTCGAGTTGCCCTTGTGAATTAATGACAGCATTTTTGCCCTGCCTTGCCGCCAAATAGCCTAACATTTCGCGCCTTGTATATCCTTTTGGGGCGGTCGCAATAGATATTGTCTTATCGTCCATCGTGCTTTCAACAAACGTGATACCGGCTTGTGTGCATATCTCCTTAACGATGTTAATATCTTTGTTCGGATATTTCAGTTTCGACACATACGTCATTTCCATACTGCTGTACATACGGTCATATCCGGTGTAAGATGTTTTCCCCTCTTCTGCTGTGGCAGATGTTATCTTGAATATTCCAATTTGGATATATTCTATACTGCCCTCTGATACCTCTAATCCTTCGAATAAGGTCATTTCTCTATTTTCAAGGTCAATTGCATCTTCGTAAATAGAAAAAGTAATGCTTGACGATTGCGCGTTACCTATCGTTAAGTCACTACTTCCATTCTCCGATGCCGTTACCTTTAAGTCGGTAAGCGGTACTGTATATTCTGTTTCGCCTACAGTAAATTTGCCATAGTATCGTGCATAGTCGGTTGTTGCCTCCGCTATGAAATCCGTGCTTGCAGTTCTCATTGAACTACCTCCCGATTATTAATCAATCATAAACTCCAATGCTTCAATCTCTGATGTCGTGAGTGGTTCCATATCGTCACACTTGACAATATCGTCAAAAGTAACCGTCATAATGTCAATGTTGGCATCCACATTGAGTAATTCCGCATATTCCTTTGTAGCTTCCTCTCTGTCTGCATCACTCTCAAAGATGAACTGTCCGTTTTCCGATACCGGTTCGCCGTTATCGTCCTTTTTCGCGTGCGACTTCATAATCTCAATACGCTGTTCCTGGATGCCTTGCAATTCTCCAAGAAGTGCTTTCTTATTCTTCATAAGCGCGTAATTAATTTTTGCCGGAAGTCGCTTTCCGTCAAGTATTCTAAGTCCGTTTGATACTGATACTACTTCAAATAATTTCATTGCTCGTTCTCCTATTTCTCTATGATACTGATTTTGACATCCTTATAGATTGTCTTGCCGGGCGCATCAAGATAAAGCTGTCCGGCTAAATCTCCGGTATATGCCGTAAAACTGTCTGTTTCGCCCGAATTAAGCTGATACGATACTGTTGCATAAGGTGTTTTAATGTTATTTACGGCTGTCCGTATCGTGTTCAGTTCGGACTGCGACAACGGAATAAAAGCCACTTCAAGTTTCTTTTTTATTGCTTTTATCGTACCTACCATTGTTGCTTCTGCGTTACGCCCGGTATTTGTGCTCCACACCTTATTCCAACTCGGTGTTAATCCGGATATTTTCGGCATTTTGAGGTTGCCAATCTTAAGCCATTCGCTCATTCTAATCCGCCTTTCGCTTGATTTTTGGGGTAAAAAAAGAACACCTACATTTCTGTAAGTGTTCTCTTCTTAAGTTTTTAAACCTTATTTCTTTTGGATTTCATCCAATTTGTGGGAAATCGACTGTAACAACTCCGTCTGCGCTTCAGACTGTTCCTTGATTGCTTTCGTGTATTCGTATACTCGTATAAACAATACAAGTAAAATCAAGAATACCGCCAATGACACGATGTACACCCACCACGGTGTACTAGCTGCGCTCTCCGCAAAATCATATGTTACTGCTAAAATCATTATAACATCCTCCTTGTTTGATTTTGACATATTATACATCAAACAGAAAGGGATGTCAATTAGACCGGAAACGGACTCAATCCCGTGACCGTAGCATATTTTTCCGCGCCTTTTTGAACCACTTTAAATGTTCCCATTTCGTTCGGCTCAAATTCCACGCCTACTTGTACGCTGCTTGATTGTAATGCGCGCGTCATTCCGTTAAATGCGGCACTTTCAATCTCGGCTGATATGTCAACACCAACACTTGATTTTATAGCCTCTGTGGTCACATTTGACGGTGTATAACTTATGTTTGCACTGTTAATCTGCGGTGTAGCCGTATATGTTGTCTGTTTCGCCCAATCGGACATTATCTTTCGGGTACTATCTATTTGGTCTTGAATACCATTATTATATCCCTCAATGGTATAAACACCGTATTCCTCAAACACCTTTGACGGAGAATGTATTCCAAGTGTTTTCTTGAAAGCATTTTTAAAGGAATTAGCGGCAGAAATAATCGTATTTTTTGCTCCGCTAAGCGTTTCATTGTTTTCAAGTCCTTTTTTAAGACCTGCCCATATGTTCTTACCATAAGTAACAAAGCCGTCATAATTGAATGTTTTGCCAAAATAATTACCTATTGTAAGCATTGATGAATGTACAAGCACCGCGGTTTCTCTCAGTTTCTTACCGATATACGAATTTGCCCCAGGTAATGTATTACCCATATTAGCAAATCTCTGACGTGTAGCATTAATGTTGTTGTGCATTGTCTGCATTACGCCGACGGTTGTAGTCTTCATTCCGGATAAGCTTTTATTAATGCTTGCGGTCGCATTCGCTGTCGCGTTAGCCTGATCAGTTGCATTATTAACGTATTCATTCGTATAATAATCTTCATCTGACATAAGCTGCTTATAGGTAGTCTGTAAGTCGGTATACGCGCCGTTTATCTCTTGATAGTTCTGATTAGCTTCAAGCCAAGCCTCTTCCGCACTATCTCTTAACTTCTGTATGCGGATTGCTTCATTGTTGGCTTTTCCCCATTCCTCTTGTGAACCGCTCATAAGAAGTTCATCAGCGCGTTTTTTAGCTTCATTGTACTGTTTATTGTACTCTCTAAGTTCTGCCGCTGTATTCAGCCATTTTTTACGCTTATCCGTATACTCATCTTCCATATCGTTGAGTTTCTTTTGCGTATCATACATATCTTCATATGTTTTAGTGAGTGCTTTTTGGGCGGCTTCGGTTTTGGCTTTCTTTTTAAGCTGTGCTATATAGCTTTTAAGGTTTTTCGCTAAATCCTCGTAGCTTAAGTTTTGGTCATCAAGTATGCTTTGCAATTCCGGTGCCTGATCTACCATAGCATCGTGATACATCTGCATTTTGGCTTGCTCTTCATTTGTAAGCTGTTCTTTTCCGGCAAGTTCAAGATAGCCGTCCGCCAAAGTGTCTAGTGCTTTAAAACTGTATTCTGTCTGGCTGTACTCCTCTAATGTTGCCTTAGAGTTTGACATTATAGTATCAACATAGCTTGTTGTATCTTCAACTAACTTCTTGACACTTTCAGATACACGGTCGGCGTGCAAATATTCAATACGTTCCGTGTATTGCTCCATACCTTTTTGAACATCGCTGTTCATCTCAAGCATTACCGCCGCAAAGGCAGCCGGAATAAGCATTAATGGGCTTTTTAAACCTTGTAAGATTGCATCTCCTGCTACATACCCAAGGTTCTGCGCGCCGGTTGTTGTTGCCGTTGCAAGTGCCGTATTTGAAAACGCCGCTGTAATGCCCATCTTAAGGTTTTTAGCAAGTGTTGCGCCTAATCCGGTAAACTTCATTACCGCAAAAGCCGTGATAATTGCTGTTTCAAACGGTGCCGACCCAAACGCTCCGAACCAAAGTTCCGCTAACATCTTCCATATATTGAATTGAAGTTTTAATGCAGATTTTAAAATTTTAGGCCAATTAAGTCCGGCAAGGAAATCTCCGATGTTGTTACCGATTTTGTACCAATTTACTTTCTCAATCGCTTCACTAAAGAAGTCAAATATACCTCTTACAAGCTTCGATACATCTTTACCAAGTGTAAGGTAATCCCCTATTTTGATATCTTCAATCATCTTTTCAAAAGGTGCGGTAAACTTCGATAATTTATCCGCCCACTTTTGTGAGTCATTCTGCATATTCGCAAAGGCTTTGTTCCAAACCTTTTCGTAATCTTCCGTAGCCTTAAGGATTTCGTCCGTAAGGTCAAGCGTGTCTTTGGCACCTGCCGTTTTGCCGCTGCTTGTATCGCTCTGTTCCGTAAGCTTATTGATTTCATCAAAACCCATAAGCTGATTTTGCCACTTTTTAGCGGCCGCGGCTGCATTATCGTAGCTGTCCGCAACATCATCTACAGCGCCGCTTTCCTCTTTGTAACCGCTTTGGCCGAAACTTTCAAAGTCAATCTTAATTCCCACAAGGGACGCAATGTTTACTAGCAGTCGCTTAACCGCAATCGTAGCACCGTTGATAACCGGTAAAACCTTTTGCAACATCGGTATAAACAACTGACCTAATACCATTCCGGTCTCCTTAAAGTTCGTGCTAAGCTGACGTATCATATTACTTGGCGAATTTATTGTATTAGCTAAATCGCCCCACGATACTTTGCTTTGGTCGAGAATTGCAAGAACTCTTAATTGCTGTTTTTCCATCTGCGACATTTCGCTTATGGATTTTTCGATGCCTAAATTATAGGCATATGTCTGTAATGTAGCATTCGTTATATCAATGCCGTACTTGTACAATGCCCTTGATTGACCGATTAAGCCACTTTGTAAGTTCGTTGCTACCGTTGAGTAATCAACATTAAAAAGTGAACTAATATCGCCTGCAAGCATTGTCGTCGACTTTGCTATCGCGGTCGTTGTCTCTCCGCTCTGCCCTAATGAGTTAGTTACCGATGCAAGCTGTGACGCATATTGCGTAACCTCTTGTATATTCAGTCCAAGGTTTTTTGCACCGCTTTCCACAAGAAGTCCTGCGTCTATATCAACCTTAAGACCGGATAATTTACCTAATTTATCGTTTACGCGCTTTGCAAAACTATTCGCGTATTCTGTAGCATTGTCATAACCGTACTTAGCAAATTCATCGCCCCATTCCGAGCCGACCTTATTAAAAGCTACGGTATAATAGTTAAATGCCTCGATGTAATCCGTTGTGCCTTGGATTGCACTGTTTAATTTTTTAACGCCACGGATAACCCAAAAGAAATTCGCGTACAGCTTGCCAAACACCTGCGCAAGGCTCACTGTTTTGGCTTTTGCTGTTGTGGCACTCCTTGATACGTTATCAAGTCCTTTTTGTATTCGGTTTGATGCCGTTCCTGCTTTACTGCCTTGTGCCGCAAGGTTGGCAATCGCGTTTGTCATCTGTATAAGATTATTGCTTACCTGCGGTGCCGTTGCCAAGGTTGCCATAAGGTTCTTAATCGCTTGTGCCAACTGCGGAATGTTGGTTATCGCTCTGCCCGATGCAACACCGCCAAGTCTTGATATTGAACTTGTGAGACTGTACAGTCTATTTACGTCAAAGCTAATAGAGCCTATGTCATTCATCTGTCGGACAAAATTCTGTAACTGCGTCGATATTCCCGGTAAATTTGCCGTGGCATTGCTTGATATATTCGTACCAAGCCTTGATACTGTGTATATCAGATTCGACAGTCCGGTAACATCAAAATTAAGGCTTCCGACAGAGTTCATCCCTTGTATGAATTGCACAAGGTCATCTTTCATACGGAGCAAATTGTCTGTTCCGGCTGTAGATTTTACACCGCCAAGTTTTGATATTGCGTTTACAAGGCCGGCTATTCCGCTTGCGTCTATACTCTGTGCCGCCGCCATACCATTCGCAAGGTTCTGTAGTGCTGAGGAAATCCCATATATCGAGTTTGTATCGACAGATGAGAATTTCATAAGACTTCGTGCTAAAGAGGTTATTTCGGCTGATTTGCCACCTTTAAAGCCGGTTGCCGCATCTGATACTTGTCTGATACTTGTCGCAATGTTCATCAGCTTGTGTGTATCTACGCCAAGGCTTTGTGACATCTTAAGCATACTGTTAGCCAAGCGGTCTATCGCATTGCTTGCCTTAGTCGCTTCGGCTTCGACTTGTATCTTCAAGCGGTCAATGTCGTTATCTGCCATTTTTGCACCTACTTTCTCTATTTAATTTATAAAAAAATAAAGGGCAGTACGCCGTTAAGCTGTACCGCCCTCGTCTTTCTTTGGATGGTTTAAATCCCAATTTATCTTCATCGTGCGCATCTTAAGTACAAACGCCTTGCGCTGTCGGTCAAGTTCTTCCGGAGATAATATTTCTTCCCCATTCTCGTCAACCTCAGGCGGACCTGATTTGTCGCTGTTTGGGCGTTCCGGAAAATCGACTTTCTTTTTGCCAAGAATACCGTTATTTGAGCCAAGGGCAACCATCGGTATTCCGTACTCACGCGACATACTCCACACAAGAGTATCAATGCGCCGCTGTTTCATTTTTTCGCCCTCAATACACAATGCAAGTTTGGTTGGGTTAAGGTGTTTAAACTCCGTTAAGGATATTCCAAGCGAAAAAGCCATAGGGAAGTATTCTTCCCATATTATTTTGTGGAAGTCGGTTTCTTGTGGTCTTGTGGTGTCTTGACGGCTTTGATTGTTTTCTTCTCTTCCTCCGGCTCCGCTTCCTTGAGCATCGCCGTTATGCCCGCAAGGTCGAAAAAACCGTCAGTTTCCATACACTCTGTCAATTCCATAAACACATCGCGGAATGACAGCTTGTTCTCCCTCATATAGTCCTTAAGAAGTGCGTGTGCATCTTCTTCCGGCATATCGTGATGTTCAAGTAATCCGGCATAGAAAGCCGACTTAACGATGCCCGGTATATCGCCTACCATAGATGCTGTTCCGTTAATAATTCCGCTTGCTGTCGGTGTTCCGTCAACGGATATGCCCTCTTCAACCATATATGCACCGCTCTTAACCTTGAACATTTTCTGCACGGTGTTTTTGTGTTCAGCCGCATCAAAGCCGAACTCTAATTTATATTCATTGCCTTTTACAGTAATAGTTTTCATTGTTTATACCTTTTACCTTTCCTCCCATGTCTTACACATAGGAAAGGGGCAGTCCGTAGACCGCCCTTTCTGTCAATAGTTACTCCGTACCGTTAAGGTACTGCGTATAGTCGGCTGTTTCTGTGTCTGTGCCATTCGATACAGCCTTTTTAACCACGTTGTCAGTCGAATGGCTAACTATTCCCCCGATGTCGGGGTAACGGCTTCGTCTGTACCAATCATCTCATCCAAGATAAGATTGATTGTCATAATGTTAAGTTCATTCTGTGCCTTGCTTGTAATCGGAAGTTTTGAAGGTGGTGTTGCCACGAAAAACTCCGCTTTAGTGATACCCGGTGTTATCTCCTGGAACCACATTCTCTTGCCACCATCAAGCTTCTTATAAGCGGTAATTAAGTCTTCCCACTCCTTGAGGGTGTCATCTGTCTTGTTGACGCCTACTGCCACCGTATCTGTTACGGTATCTCTTCCGGCAATGTTACGTGTCTGTGCATCTTCAAGTGCGGATGCGTCTATCGCTTCCGGTGTAACCGTAATCTCGTCGATTGAATTGATACGGGTTAAAATCTTGAATGCTGTAGGTTTTGTGCCGGCTGTTGTTTCAACGCCGTATGAAAATGTCACACCAAGGGTTGATACTCCTGCTAATGCCATTGTGTTTTACCTCCTAATTTTGTGTAAAAAAATAAGACCTTAAAGGTCTTTCAAGTTAGTGTGTCGTTTGCGCCGATTATTCGTCTGAACCGCGCATCACTTCTGTATATTCCGCCGGACGTCTTAATTTCCGGCATCGCGATTGCTTTGAATCGCATCGTTTTAAAAATATCAGCGATAGCACTCATTACTTCTCTTGCATCGCTGCTATCCTTGTTTGTGCTTACTTTGACTTGCACTGTCGCTCTGACAGCATTAATTGTCTGTCCGCCAAGGTCTGCTCCCTCTTCCACGGATGACAGAGAGTGTATATACACTGTCGGGAACTGTGGATTTGACGATGTTTCTTCCTCGTCCGTGACAAACAGTGTCGGATATTTCGCAACAAGCTGCTCTTTCGCTCTTGCTGATACAATCGAATATATTATCTTGTCAAGGTCATACGCCCACTGATTATCACTAGTCATTGCCGAACACCTCTCTTGCTGTGCTTACAATAATCTCTCTAAGTTCGTTTGCCGTATTGTACATAAACGGTCTTGACGGCATACCCTCGGTAAAATACCAATTACCGTTATCGTCCGGATAAAACCATCCGTATCTGCCGTCTGTAAGCTGTCTGATTGTCTTACCGCTTGCGTATTGCCAAGTTACACCGTCCGGTAATTTGCCTTTATAAGGATTGCTCTGACCGACTGTGCCAGTTCCAAACTCAACAAACATCGCGTGGTCTGTTCCGGCTACCACCGCCCATACACCGCCACCGCGAACCGATGTTTCGTATTCTGAATGAATACTTTCTATCAATTCGCCTTTGAAGATTGCATCAAGGTCTGCTAATTGCACTCTGGCGATTTCTACGCCCTTTTCAGCTAGTTTTTCAGCTAATAGCTGACATTTATATGTCAGAGAATTAGAATAGCTTTTTAAGGCGTTTACGGCGTTTAAAATGGATTGTGGCGAAAACATATTGACTGTGATTGTTGGCATGTTCTACCTCACATTCTTCTGCAGCAAGAATAAGTCCACCGTCAATCCCTCGTCTGCTACGCCTTTGACAATGTAATCAGCCGTGGTAACGTCAACAAGGTTGTTTTTATCTCTGCCAACAGCCGATGACTTCCATATGTAATCGCCGGTCTTAATCGGTAACGCGCCTTTATCCGTTACTATCTGAAGATAGCTTGTGCTGTCATCAATGCCAAATTCCTTTATCAAGGCTTCTGATAACTTGTTATTAATGCTTGCGCGGAATGTAACCGGGTCAGAATACCCGATTACAGTATCTTTTATGACCGGTATCGGCTTACCGTCTGCGGTTGTGTATTTTGTGTACACGATGTTTCCATCGCTGTCTCTTTCGTAGATTTCTACCCTCTCGCCTTGCCGGGAGTATTTCATCGTCTGTTTATTAATTTCAAGCATTGTCTTTCTTTGTGGCCTGCTTGTATACCTGATTTACACCGGTACTTGCCAAACCGGAAACAATTCCGACCGCAATCGCATTCAGCACATCATTCGCCGGAAAATCCGGTATTACATACATTCCGATTACGCCCAATATACCGCCTACAACTCCTACAATTATCGGAATTGCCTTATCAGGAATTACCTTAATGGCTTTTGCTGCAAGTCCTACAAGATACGCAATTACTACTATTGCAAGTACAGTTCCTACTTGTGTTATATCAATCATAGTTCTATGCCTCCTTCTCTCCGTTTATTCGGATTTCCAATCCGTCAAGTCTGTGATGCAAGCTTTTTACACTCTCTTCAACCTTGATAATGCGGTCATTATGCGAATTGATTTCTTTCCGCATTTCCGACACTTCATTCTTAATATCCGTAGTGTTTGTCGAGATTGCATCTAATTTCATATTGATACGCGTATTCTCTTTTACGCGCTCTTCTATATCTTTTGTGTCGGTTCTTTTGCTGTTTCGACACGAAAAGCATATGCTTATAATGCCGAAAATAAAAGAAAGCGTCACTGCTATTATGCTTACTACTGTCGATGCAGTCATAACATACCGCCTTTCTTCGTAAAATGGCACACCGCCCACCACCCTTAAAGTGTGCCGCCTGCAACCTTTACGGTCACGCACAATCTTCTTTTAATGCCCTAAAGGCGTTGTTAAACAGCTTATAATCCTTTAACAAAAGGAATTACGTCCGACATCAGCTTGTTACGTTCAACCCATTTACGGCTTACGCCATTCTCGGAATATGTTTCCATATATGCCTCGCCGGCTTGCGAATGGTCGTACACAACAAGGTTGACAATAACGTCCTCGTAATTCGCCATATCTGCCGCAATCTGCTCTTCTGTGTAACTGCTAGGGTAATTACGCCTTTTTTTTATTTCATTTTCAACCTGCTTAATCAGCTGTTGGATGTACAGATTGTCTTCTTTGCTGTCGAACACAACCACATCTTCTCCGGTTTCATCTTCAATATGAAATTGTTTAAGTCGTATCTTGACTTGCTCTAATATGGTGTATTCGTCCATTGTTTGCTCCTACAATCCTAACTTCTCGATTAACAGTTTCTTAAGTTCGGCTCCCGTAAGTTCTTCCGCATTTTCTACGCCTTGTTCAACGGCAAAAGATTGTAAATCCGCTGTGGACATACGATTTATAGCTGTTTTGCTATACTCAAAAGAGGCTCCAGTGTTATCTGGAACCTCTTCTCCTGCATTATACCATTTGCCATTAAGAACAACTATATGTGGGTATTTCATAAAACTGTCCTCCTACAATTCGCTATGAACCTCATAAACAAATGTGCTGTCCATATTTTCATATGACGGAAGTACAACTTCCGATGCAAACGTGGACATCTTCATAGGCGGACCGTATTCTACCTTTGTGGCAACTGTGATACCAATGCCATATGTAGTCACGTCAACATTGGCTACCTGCCTTGCTGTTCTTTCTTCCGGTGTAGTTCCAAACCAAGTTTTTCCAAGGTCTCCCTCCGGAAGAAGAGTTACTTTATCATTTGGGTAAAAATACTGTTCATTGCCGGCATCGTCAATGTACATCTTATCGTAAAGTACGATAGTGAGCTTTGTTCTCTTCTGCACTACTGAAATAACAGTGTCATCATCAACTTCAATTGTTGCTGTAAGGTTCTGCGCCAGGATTGAGTTTCTTATCTGTGCATTATCAAGCAAATATTGGAATGTGTTGCTGTTCATAAGCACATATCTAGCAATTTTGCCCTGCTTTTGCAGTTTTTTCCTTGCGTTATTAAGGTCTGTGAGTGGCTTTGAATTTGCTGTGTCACTCCACATGCTTGTGCCGGAAAGCTTTGCATAGTGATTAGCTGCATACGTTCCGTCTTTGTCGTAATCATAAGCATACTGAACGCCGTCGCTCTCGATAGCAATTACCGGATGACCTGCATTAGTCGCAAGAAGTGACATTCTCATGCGCTCCGGAACTACTTCCGCACCACTTACAAGTGTATTTGTATCGTCATATACACTTGATAAGGCACTTGCAAGATAAGGGTCATCAGCGGACTGAATACGCTCAATTTCAAGCATTTCCTCTTCGCCTATGGTCATTCCCTCGCGGAAAAATGCCATCTGTGTTTTCTCTTTGCTTAATCCTTCTCTTGCTCTAAGTGTCGGGATAGAGTCAAAATTAGATGGAGCAAGTGACACCGGAAGACCCTTATGTGTCTTAATCCAACTTAAATCAAGTCCTTGTTTCTTTCTCTCCGGAAACCACTGTAATCCAAGGTATGGTATCTGGTTACTAGCATTTTCTGTCGCTGATAAAGCAATAGATTTACTATCTAATACATCATTTATTAACATTTGTTCAACCTCCTGTTATTCAAATACGATCATTGGAAGAGCTGTCTTAACTGTTGCGTCATATGTAACGCCGGAATGTGTTTCTGCCACTTTCGTGTTAAGATATGCTTTCTTAAGAAGTACGCCCTGTGGTCTATCTTCTGTCACGTCAAATCTCAAGATGCCAACTACGGTTGCCGTGTTGTCTACTTTTCCGGTTTTTCCGATTGGTGTTCCGGCCTTAACGATCTTTTTACCATCTGCGTTTTTTTCTGTTACGTCCTCGAAATCGAGTGTCAGCGGGATTGCTTCGTTAGGTTCGCGCTTTAAAATCTGAACATCGCCCGCATATGTAGTTGTCTCATACTGCATATTCATTTCTTTCGCCATTTTTTTGCCTCCTGTTATTGGATATAATGTGATAAAACGTCATTGTCTTTAGGTACACTAGAGATAATGCTTTCAGCTATTTTTTCAGCTTCGGTCTTGTTATCCGTACCGCCTTTATTACTGCCGCCGCCCGGAATATCCTGATGTTTTGCGATTTCTTGCTCTTTCGCTTGCGCTGCGGCCGTTTCTTTTTCGGACATAATCTTGCCAAGTTCGGCTGTATCAAAGCTGCCGTCTTCTTTCACAATCAACTTCGCCTGCTCTGTTGTGATTTTAAAATCAGTCATAGCCTTTTCGCGCAAGTCTCTAATAGCATTAGACTTCTGTAAGTCTGCTATTTGCTTATTGGCCGTCTCTAAGGCTTTATTTGCTTTATCAAGTTCGGTCATATTACCGGCTTGTATTTCATCAAGCTGTTTTTGTAAGTTGTCTGCCGTGTCAGCTTTAGCTTTGTACTGGTTTGCCTTATCTTTCTCCTTTTGGGTTTCGCCGTTGACCTGATTAAGATAATTACTTATCTGCTCGTCTGTCGGCTCTGCTACTCCGATAGTAATAAGGTTCTGTTTTGCCTGTTCTCTTGTCATAAATTACCTCCGTGTCACTACGCTTATTAACGTGGGTTGCTCCACATGTGATTTCTGTTGTTTTACGCACAACTGCAAAATTTATAAAATAAAAACAGTTACCGATTATTTCTCGGTAGCTGTTTTATTCTGCTGTTTGTTTAATTGTGTAACTATCTCTTGTGCCTTTTTCTCTTGTTCTTCTGCGTCTTTAATAGTTTTGTAAAGGTTGTCAAGATAAGGTTTAGATAATACATATGTTTTCTCCGCATCGCCCCAAAGGCCAACTGTTTTAATTGCCACAAGCGGATGTATTCCGGCTTGTAATAGCACAACCAATGTTTGTGCTTTAGTGTACATATTGTCTTGCGGACTGTGATTTATTTGAACATCAAAATCTGTAACCGATAGTTTTAAATCGATTCCTGCAAGTCGCAAAATATTAAGAGCGACGGTGGCAAGTCTTTTCTCAGATGTTTTAACAAGCGGGTCTTTCAGTTTTGCTCTTGTCTTTGAAAAATCCCATCCATTTCTTAATTCTACTGCTCCTTGTGTATCTCCACCTGTATTTCCTTGCTTGTTTGGTATTGCTAATATCGACAATGTATTATTCCATAAATCGTCTTTAGCAACCTGACATTGGCTTTGATTAAGTTCTTGTGTCATTATGTCGACATCGGACTTGTTATCTTTATTAATTGATTTAACAACCAATGCGTGACTTTCTTTCATCTTCTTAAAGTTTTCTTCATCAATTTCGCAATTAACGAATTTAACCCAATATTGCACAAACTGTTCCACGCCGTCCATTCTGTTTGATTGCATATTATTAATTGCGTCAAGCATTCCCGAAACAAGCTCAATATCAGATATTCTTTCGTGATTGTTCGGGAACTCAACAATAGGAACCTCGCCGTATGTGTGTAGTTTAGTGCTAATAACCTTGCTATCGGCAACAGTAAAGGACATTGTGTCCGAGAAAGCCATTTTATACCGTTTTCCGTCTGCATCTTTAAGTTCCTGCACCGCAAGTATTGGTTCCTCGGTGCTTTCGTTATAGATAACATAGGTATTCATAGGAGTAGGTGCTACAATTCTAATCGGTATTTTCCCTGCTTTAGGTTGAGCAGCTTTAAACGATGTTCCTGTGGCGGATTGCCATTCTCCGGCTTTTATGTCTTTTTCTTGTTTGTTAGCATCTGTCATAAAATCATTAAGAATATCAACTGCTTTATTGATATTTTCATCATTTTTGCGGCTTATAAACTGAACCGGTTCGCCGTAGGTTTGACCTACCTTAAATTGAACAATCTCATATGCGTGATTTTCTACAATTTTATTTGTTATATCCGCATTTGTCAGCTTTTGCCTGTACAGCACCGGCTGATCGCCTTTATAGTAATCCCACAGATATTTTATAATCGTTCTATTCCAATTAAAAATTCCAATAGTGCTTCCGATTACTTTAACGACATTATCCGGTGTTATCTTGTCTATGTTAGTATATGCAATTTTTCTACCATAGCAGCCTTTAACAAGGTCTTGTAAATACATTGTGTTCATATTTGACCTCTAACAAAAAGTAACTCCCGAACTCGTTCTGCGTTCTGGGAGCGGTTTTAATAATGTCTTATCGTGTTCTATGTCATATATGACAAGTTTCTTACATTTTTTGCACTTGGCGAATGGATTTATAGTAGATTTACCATCATATGTGGCAACTTTGCGCCCACACCGAGGGCAATATATTGTTTTACTTTCCATAATTTTCCTTTTTCAATTCAAAAGAGCACCGCGCAACCGCACGATGCTCAACCTGGGGATATGGGGACTTATGTGTGTTAAGGAGAAACACATATTTACCACTGTAATATTAACACGCCGCCATTATGACATTCCATGTCATCTTTCAAGATATTCTCTGCCATATTGATTTTCAAATTGTTTAAGTGCCTTTCCGTGAAGTCTTATTATCTGTCTCCACGAATATTCAAGTTCCGTAGCAATCTTTTCAAATGTCTTCCGTTCAATATATCTTGCAAACAATATATTATACAGCATTTCATCTTCTATGCCGTCTATTTGACCTATAATGTGGTTTTTCTTGTCTACATAAGTATCTATCAGCTTATCAAGCTTTCGTTCCATTTCGTCGATTTTGGCGTATGCTGTGCCTATTTTGTCGTAGTTCGGTGTCGCTTGAACTCGTTCTCCGGTTTGTATTGCTGATATACTACAAGCCAATTCCTTAAGCTGCGCGATTTCCACAAGCTTGTTGTTAATCATTCGATTAAGCCTGCCTACTTGATTGAGATAGTCTTTGGTCGTCATTCAATACCTCCTAAATGGGTTTAACATAGCTTCAGCTTTTGCAACAGTGCCGCCTCGCATTTCGTTTTCAAAAAGTGATATGCTGTCCGGTGCATCGTCATGTGGTACTTTTCCGCTTCGTGTCATCTTAGTAAGTTCATCCATAAACTTATAATATTGGCTTTGTCTATCCATCTTTTTAAAATCTCTAAAATAATAATCACGAATAATATTATCTCTTGCATTTTCCATTCTTGTAATTTTATTAGTGCAGTTAAACTTAAATCTTGCACTGCATCGGCCGCCTTTTTGCTTTACAAGTTCCATAACATCGCGGCCAAAATATTCTCCGGCGCTGTTGCTTTCAAATGTAACCGTTTTAACATTGTGTTTGACAAGCATATTGGCGCATTCAGGTTTGGTAAATTGTGTTCCGGCATTATCAAATACAACATCCACAATGTACACTTCATTTCCGTACACATACCCAATAGGCATAGCACAACTATCTTCTCCCTTGTCTGCACTATCACAAGCTGCCATAATTGCATCAGGTTCTCTATCGACCGGAAGTTCCTCAAAGTAATTAAGCTCGCTTTGAGCGAACATACGGCCTTTGGCTTCGTAAGGCTCCTGCTGAAATTCTGCGGCCCATGTTTCCGGTGAAACAAGTTTGCGTTCTTTTCGGTAGTAATCTGTAGTAAAAATTTTTCGCAATCCTTTTTTGTCTTTACGGCATATTTCCCAATTGCTTTCATCTGTAATTGGGTCTAACGCCGGAATTGCTACTTCTTTCCATCTCCACCCTAATTCATCGGCCTTGTTCTGTAGTGCTGTAATAGGATCATACAAGCTGTATTTTGTGCCCTGAATAATAATAGGCGTGCCCTCTAATCTACGCCCCAAAACATCGTCTGTAACTTTTTCGCACAAAAACTCTAATCTATCTCGATTCCTTGCTTCTTCGTGGTTTTTAACGCAGTCATCAATATAAACAAGCACGTTTGCTTCTGTGCATCCTACAATGGCTCCATCAATAGGTCGGCAAGTAAACGTAGGAAAAATGTTTTTGCTCTTAAGGTCAATGGAAAGGTTTTCAGCACTTTTGTAATTATCACCTATTTTTACAGCATCAGGAAAAACGCTCAAAAATCGTTTATATGTGTTTTCGTTCTCAAAGTCTTGCAGCAACCCGCCGTAAAACCTTTTAACAAGTCCTTCGCCTTTTCCTACGCCAAATATACTTCCGTCCGGGTCTCTGCCACCCATCATTTGTGCAAGTTTTAGTCCACCAGTGGTCTTACCAGTACGTTTCGGTTGTGAAACTGATAAAAAATCCAATTTTCCATCGTAAATTTCCTGATATGCTCCTACTACCGGCTTTAAAACCTGTCTTCTCGGAAAATAGAACCTCTTCCATGGGTCTTTTTCGTCAATTTCAATGTAGTAAAAAAAGCTGTCAACTAAATACGCCGCTTCATACATTAAGACATCGTAAAACTGATCCAATATTCTGTAGGAAGTATTATTGTCTCCGGCATAAACCTCTAAATCCGCGACACGGCCTCCGGTATTTTCTTTAACAAATTGTGCAATTATTTGCTTTGTTTTTGCAGATACTTTAAGACCATACTCAACATCATTTTCTGTTCTTACAGCCACAGCCACAGCTTGTATGTATGCGTCAATGACCTGTTCGTCTATTCCGTTTCGCTCTATGTAGTTTTCATATCCGTTTACTGTGGAAATAAGGCTCTGACTAGCCATAAAGAAAAGCACCTCCGCTTTTGCAGAGATGCTTATAGACCTCTCTGCCTATAATTTTTCTAGGGTAGCGCCGCAAACCTCTTATGCGGCGGTAATATATTATTTATTTAATATCAATATCTGGTATTAATCTTTCAGGGTAAAACACCAATTCATAATGGTACTTATCTGTCCCAACCGGTTCTGTTTGCTCCATAACATAACACGTCCAATCGTTAAGATATATATAATCTTTACAATATGTGTTCTCACCTGTTTTGATAGTAACTACAAGCTCATTACTACTGTTGTTGCTAAGACTCATATATCCCTCTGCCTGCAACATAATTGTATCTGTCCTTGCATTTGTAACTGTAATTTTTCGATAGAGATTGAACTCATCTCCATCTTTTGACAGATTGTGATTCACGACATCTGCGGTTCTACAGCCAACCATTCCAAGCGCAATGCAGATTGTCATTCCTAATGCTAAAAGTTTCTTTTTCATGATTTCTTCCTTTCCGCTGATAATCAGCAATTAAATTATTTCTCCACAATTCCGTCAATTATTGCTCTCTCAAGGAGTTCTTCGATACTTCTCCCTCTTCCGCAAATCAGCATTTTATTATGCAATTCAATAAACTGTTGCTTTGTCAAGGGTTTCCAATTTGGGTTATCCCTTTTGCATTTAAAAGTATTCGTGCCGAGACCACATACATATCTTTCGTTCCCATTTGCGTCAATGTAAGGTCCGACACACAAATCGCAACTCTTTATATCCTCGCAAGGCTTTAATTCGCCACTATATCCGCAACATAGCATTGTGTTTTGATATTCCATAATTTCTCGGCTCCTACATTTTCGGAAAATAATAATTATGCCATCCGTTTTTCGCCTTTTGTTCTGTACACCAAGACAAATACACATCATGCTTTCTATCAAAATCCATATTTGCACTGTATTCGTCCCAGGCCTTTTGATTTATTTTGAGCCTTTGTCTTGTTATGATATAGTCAATTAGAAAATATACCCCCAAGAACAAAAATACGATTCCTGCCATCGCAAACATTGCTATTGCTATTATTTTCATTTTCAACGCTCCTATTCCGTCAACAACTTATGCAGTTCCAATGCTTCATCATCTTTAATAAGTTTTCTGATATAGGCTTTTCCGCTATGGTTCTCAAATACCATTGCTATTGGTCGGTCTCCTGTTTCCAAACCTAAATCAAACGCAACTGCAATTACTTCTTCACCTGTTTTTTCAACTCTAGCTTTTGGAATTATCATATTTTCAGGCATTTTAAATATTTTACTCATTCCTCATAAACCTCCTTGTTTCTTCAATTATTTTAGACTCCATAGCGCGAGTCATTTCACTGCGGCTTTGTGGCAGTCTGCCAAACTTTTCCAAAGCATATTTTTCTACCGCTTCTTTTGAAATATCTATGCCGAAATTTACCATTGCTTCTTTAGATGGCGGTTGATAATCATATAAAGGATTGTCAATGTTATTCATTCCTCATAAACCTCTCAAACATCTCTGGCATCTCTGAAAGTAAGTCAAATAGTTCGTCGGGTGTATTGATATTTCTCGAACCGGTATGTAACACTTCTAGATTGCCTTTATATATGACCATTGATGATTTGCCATACAAACAGCCATAATATTCGTTATCGTGTTCAACCATTATTTGATTATTGCAAATCTCGTATTTCACGCCCTTGTCGGTTATGTAACATCCGTTTTTCATTCTTACACCGCCTTAATATCCGCCGTCAAATTCTAACAGCCATTCTTTCAACTTCACATGCGCCCTAGCAAAGCAAAGTTCCATGTCACAATCACTTTCATTGACAATTATTACATCTTCGCCGTCATGTCTAGCTTCAGGATAATCTTCAGCACAGCCTTTTTTGTAAATCAAAATATTCCAATCACATATTTTGCTGTAAGTAATTTCAAGATGCATCGGGAAGTCTTTTGCTTTATCATCAAAGAATTTTAAAAAGTCGTTCATTTTTCCACCAACTTTCAAGTCAAGCCTAGTATATTCATCACTTCATCCTCTGATATTTCTCTCGCGCCCTCTCTTGCGTGCATAAGAATTTGCCTTAAAGCCTCATTCTCTCTTTTGGTGTCGTAGGCGCCTTTACCAAATTTGCTTGAAAAGCAATAATACAGACAATATCCGTAGCCGGCTCCAAGATAATTTCCATAAATATTTTTGCCAACAATTCTTATATTGTCTATTTCTAAGATGTTTTTATCGAGATGATAAGTGCAAACACTACATTTGCCTTTTACTCTTTTTACTATGTAATCAAGAAAATCTCTTATGTTTTTCTGTTCCTTGGAAATATACAAAATAGTTGTTTCCGTCATTCTTTCACCAACTTTCTACCGCAGATGGAGCGATTTTATTTTTTTCGCTTTGCCGTTAGTTGTCTCATTGTCTGTACAAATTTCTCTTTATTCTCTATCAAAAGTTCTCTACCGCAGATAGGGCAATAATTGATTTTTATATATCCTCTTGCATATTCCCAACTTGAATTATCAAAATACAGTCGATTTTCTCCATCTTCGTCAATTACTAATATTATTCCGTTGACTTCGTTAAGTTCATAATCTTTTGAGCAAAAAATACTTTTTGTTCTTTCTGTATGTTTTTTCCCTTTTTCATACCCATCTACAATTTTAAAGTTTGTTTCTTCGCAAAATTTACACATATTACACCCCATATTTCTTGAAATAGTCCGCTATATTTTTAGGTATCTCAACACCTCGTTCTTTTGCTTTTTTTACATTTTCTATTTCCGCATCTGCAGGCATATTAGCAAGTCGAAACCATTGGTCTATATCAATTTGCATATGCTCTAATTTATTATTAAGGCCCGTAGAGTCATAAGCCCTTTTAATACATTTATCTTGCGGATAAACAATATGTTTTTTCACATCTCCACAGGTTGTACAATCTAACCCAGAACTATATTTTGCACATTTTTCTTTGTATTCGCATATATCGCATTCAGTGTCTCTCTCTTTATATTTTCGCGGCTTGTATTTCTTAAAATCCTTGCATTCACAATCAAACGATGTGTCGTTTCCTTTTTGACAACTGTAAACCGGATATTCTTCTCCTATTTCTTCGTCAAAAATAAAATCTTCATCACAATATTTGCAAATTGAGCAATCTTTCATATCGCACCTCAAATCCTTGTAAAAACGTCTAAATCATAATTATCTCGGATATAATCAACAACATCAGACAGCTTTTCTTTCACATACTCGTCATTCACAATATCAGGATGACAATAAAATGTGCAACTGTCCTTTTTGCCCTCTGCTTTATATTTCCGGTAATCAAATGTCATTGTAAAAAGCGGTATTCGGGTTAAATTCTTTGTTTTCTTGCAAATATACCAATTTGCTAATCTTTTGAACATATAACTATCTCCTTTTGCGCAGGAAGTGTTTTTCCGAATGAACTATCATTGTACAGTTTCTTGTGTGACCTGCTCCAACTCTTTTCGTATTCGAGTTAAAACTAGCCACACAAGCATTTTAATTATTCAGCAGGGACTACTGTAACGCCTGCTTATTCGGGAGCTACCCGACCGCTTGATGTGGTGAGGATTTGAACCCCCACATGACACTTAAGACGAGTGATCTAAGTTGCAGATTTCAACTCATAAATCTACTGCAATACTGGCTACCTATTTCAGCACACATCAACTCACACATAGATGGTTTTGGGATAATACAGATAACCAACAACTATATTCCCATTTCGTTTATATGTGAAAGCGCAGATGCAAGGAGTCGAACCTTGACGGCATTTCTGCCGGATAGCTTAGCAAGCTACTGTGATACCATTACACCACATCTGCATATTTTGGAACGGCAAGTCCCTACTACTACAATACCTATCTTGCCATTCCAAAAACTAAAACATAATTAAGATTTCTCTTTATTCACCATACATACAGCCATATTCTGCCACTGTGACGACAAGTCCGAGCCTTTAGGAGCGACCTTAAGGCTTCTTGCCGTTTTCAAAGCACACGTGGGATTGATACCCACAAATTTCACGGTTCTTTCGGAATATTATCGTGTTCGCCATTCGATAATTGTTAGAATGAAATCGTGCCATACCGCTACTTTAACGAGTTACTTGTGTTATATTCGGATTTCTCCGGTTTCAAGGCACACTGCTTAATTTGAGATTTTCCGTGATTTGTCCGTGGTCTCTCATTCCACGAACTTCAACGGATTATTCCTACACCGTAGGCGTCTATTATTCACAGCCACAAGTCCTCTGCCCTTGGCTTCTCTATGATGATACACCACGCAAGCATTGTTGACGGTTTCCGTCTCCCTGCCGTACCTCACAGTACAGCAGAAGATATTAGCATACCCGGTATCCCGATTATGCCTATCTCGTTTTCTCGCGTGTCTCGGCAAGGCTGAAAAACCTATCTGCACCGAGATAATCATGTTTTAAGCAAAACGGCCGGAGTCGGACCGACATCAAGGTCAGAAAGGATGAAAAAACCTTTGCTTTGCCAATTAAGCTACGTTTTGCGCCGGTATGCAAACAACCGTACGTCTGCACACCACATACTTTTAAGAGGAGTTATAATATGTCATCCGCCTATCACGGAACGTGGGAAACAAATAAAACCACGGGTTGATTTCCACAATGCCGTTTGTGTGCAGTGGGATAAGCACACAAGCAGACATCTTAATGTTCTGTCCGAACAAACCCCGCCGAACCGTCTCTCACGGTTCTTAACAGAATAGTCCTAGCGGAGAAAGGGGGTTCATGATAAATATGGAATACAGATATATCATGTGGGGAAGAGCCATTCAGCCGTCCATCTGAACCTCTTCCCGAACGGGAGCAATGGGAATCGAACCCATATCCCGGCAGTCAAAGTGCCGTGTCTTGCCATTAAACGATGCCCCTTTATGCTTAACGCATATTCGTAAGTTCTTTAGCCGCCGCAAGCATAATCTTTTCGTATTTCCTGCGGCTGACATTAGCTTTAACAACCTTATCAAGAATGTTACAAGCTCTAACATCATCTGCGTGCTGTTCTGCCAGGTAATCAAATATCTGCAATACCTCACGTTTACTTGCCGGCAAAGTGGTGTCTTTATCAAGAATATCCTTAACGCGGTCTCTATAAGATTTCTGCGTTTCTGCCAAACTGTTATAAAACATTGATTTACTCCTTTTTGTTTTTTGGAATATTTTGGAATGGGACTACCGGAAAGCCTTTTTATTTTTGCGGTAGTATGAGGGACTTAGTAGAGCCTTTTGGTGGATCTATCTAAACCCCCACCCCCTAGCGGCTAAATTGTGTGCCATTCTCAAACAATTAATACAATTCAACGCCTTTATGATTAAGTATGTCGCAAAATATTTATTTTGTGTCGTTATTAAGGTTTACCGTGTCCGGAAATCCTTATTTTAAAGGGGTTTTTAAAGGTCTGAATTGTGTCTAAATTGTGTATGGCTTGCAACTGCTTATTGTGTCTCATTGTCGGACAATTCAAGGCATCCGGAAGCGGTCAATTGTGGCAGCTGTGCAGCGGTCAGGCTGTCGCGTTGCGGTCCTTCCTTGGTTGCCGGCGCGGTCTCCGTGTATCCGTAGTTCGCTTTCAAGGCGAAAATGCACCCGATACGGTTTATCTCCTGCGCTCCTCGGAGTAAGTTATTTTCACATTCATTAAACCATCTTTTGACCGTGGACGCGTGAGAGGTACTCAGTTCCTGTCTTATTTCAGCCTCTGGATAGTTTAATCTATAACTTTCTATATCTTTTATTATATTATTATTACAATCATAATATATATAACTTCTAGTAGTCTCATTCTTCCATTTATTCATAGTATCTTTACTTATACCGGTTAATACTATAAACTCAAGGATTGTTGGGTATTTATTATATTTATAACAAAGACCCGTATATATATCCCATATATTATTTAACAACTTAATATCATTGTAGTTAGGTTTATTATATTTAAACCATTTAACATTGATATATTTTATCATACCGCTAAATAGTGTAGTATTATCTGTTATAGCTGCCGGGTCTGGGAGGTTGTCCACGTATTCATCCGCAAGGCGGCACATATTGCTTGTGTAATATTCTGTCCCATTCTCGGCTTTTTCTGTGTTGCGGCTCGGAATATAAGTATTTTTTTTCGGCATCTGTTGCGCCTCCTTCCTGGAAATAAAAAAAACAAACGAAAAGAAAATACATCAGGCGATTTGTTCTGCTCTGTGTATTTTTTAAAATCGTTTGTTTGTCGTGTGCCGGATTGTTCCAGCTATCGTATGTGCAATAGCAATATATTGTTGTTGATGACATCAACTATATCACATAGATTTTATTTTATCAAGTAAATAAAAAAAATAATATCGGAAATAATTTTTGTTTTTCACTTGACAAAAAAGAGAAAATGGTGTATTTACGCGCGCACGCGCCCGCTCTCTCATATATAATACGACTGTAAAGGAGTATTATATATATTTTAATATCTAATCTAAATCTAAATCTAAATCTCAGGTTACAATTTGTTACAAAACCGTAACATTTTGTATACAAGTTGTATACAGATTGTAAACAGATTGTAATCAGAACCGCGCAAGCCCTTATTTTACGGCATTTTTGAGCAAAAAAAAGAGCACCCGGAGGCGCTCAATTATCCGTTTTTTTACACATCAGACATACGCTTGGACAGTCCGGCGTTACGTCCGTGTGCATAAGGTCAACGGCATAATTACCGGGGAACGCATGCATACATGAACTACATTCCCGGCTACCTATGTAGCATTCTTCGCGGGTTACTTCTGTAACCTGTTTATATCTTTTCATGTCCTCTTTATTTTTATTCATGATTATTTACCATTTGCGTTACTGTAACGCCCTTTCTTTATTTGATATATTCATTATAGCGCACTTGCGCTATGCTGTCAATACCTTATTTTAATTTTTCTAAAAATATTTGATTTTTTCCGCGTCCGTCGGAATGACCTCCAAGATGTCGCCCGGCTGGCATCTTAATAATAAACAAATCCGGTTAATTATCTCAGGCGTTACCATTTCGCCAGATCTGATTAGCGCCGCCGTTCTACTTGACAATATTTTGTTCTTAAGTAATTGCGATTGAGAATATCCGCGCGCCTTGAGTGCTGCGAATATATCTATCTTGTATTTTATCATATTAATATGTTCTTCCTTTCTGGAGCCGATCCGCTCCGGTTAAAATTCTTAAATCTACTATATATTATTATAGCGCGAAATGTCAAGATAAATTTTTCAAAAAATATTTGCAAAAGCTATTGACATTATAGCTTTTGTGTGCCATAATCAAGCTATCAAATAAGAAAGGGCAGCCGCAAAGCTGCAAAGGTAAAATAAAATGGTTGATTTAATTAGTTTTGAGGAAATTGCCAAAAAACATACTGCCGGCGAATATATAGCCGTCGGCGATGATGGCCGAGAATATCCGGCCTCATATGTTCCAGATTATACGCCGGACGGTGTGATGTTCTTCTGTATACCGGCATCTGTAAGTATCAAAGGCTATAAGGCCAAACCCGAACGGCACACGTTCGAGGCTATCGTATACGCCTATTTTATCGCAGGAATGGGAATGGAACCGATAGCGGCACGCCGAAAGGTTGACAATATGACAGATAAAGAACTTGAGAAGTTCCTTGATTAAGAAAGTGAGGTATATATTATGATAATAGAAACTTTAGAAGAAAAGGAAGCTAGAATTTTTAATTTTCACAAAAAAGATTTGGAAAAATTGGGCGGGATGCATGGTTTAACGTCGTTGAATATGTCTGTTACTTCCCTGATATTAATCCGTTTGAGATGGCAAAGGCTTTAATGAATGATGGGTATAATGTTGTATTCGATGATTCAAGTATCAGCGCCGCCGAGAACGAAAGAAAACGGCGAAAAGTCGAAAAATTCGCATAATTAAGGCAAGCCGGGCGGCCATTGTCCGGGGTTCAACTCCCCGGATTGCTTTTAACCCCGTTATGGGGTATTATAAAACAAAAAGGAGGTCAACAGATATGAAAAAAGTTGACATTGAAGAATTAAAGGAATTGAACTATGAGCAGGGTGCGGAACTCTTAACCGCTGCCGGATATGCCGAAAGTGACGGAGCCACGGCGGACGCATCAGACATAGCGGATTTCGTCCGGGATAATTATTGGAAACTCTACGATGAGGGCGGCGAAACAATCGATACCGTTTCATGGGTAGAATATTTTAATATTTTGAAACACAACGCCGGCGACCTTGACGACGAGGAGATTATCCGCGCCGGTTGGGAACGTATGGAGTATGTAGAGTAGCCGCCGCAGAGGATGCGCACCGGCTCATTGCCGGCGGCGGTTTTGTAGGGTAATTTTGCCCTAAATTTTAAAAGAAAGAGGTCAAAAATGGGATATCATGACATGGCAGGGCAAAGCCTTATTTTGCCCAAAAAAGAAAAATATACAATCAAGGACGTTAGAAGGCTTATCAAAGCCGGGTACAAGCCTATGGTTGCGCGATTTATTGTCTATTGTAGTGCCTTGTACCACTTCAACGGAGAGCCGGGACACGTCGACAGCTTAACCGAATTAAGCGATAACGAGGTTGACGAACAACTGTTATAAGAGGGCGTCCGTGCCCTCTTTTTTTCGTGCCGGTCTCCCCTGGCTGAAATTAAATATTGACTTGTGGTTTTGGCCGGCTTATAATTGATTTAATTGTACCGTTTTGCGCTTTTGCACCGGTTAGCCTATCGGTTAATTGTGCCATTTTCGCGGACAATTTAGCGCGGCGAATTCTGCCATTGCGCACCGGATCAGATGAACACCGGCAGCATTCCGACAGCCTGCGCCCTGCTTCTGCCGAGTAGTAGGACCAGTGTACCCGAAATCCGAAATTGTTCAGAACCGTCAAAAAAATTTTCGGAAATTTCACGCGAAAATGAGAAAATGTTGAAAACGGTTTTTCTAATTTAAAAAGTGCTACCCAGGGGGGTATTTTGAAAAAGGCATTATAATTTTGCAGAAAAACAAATTCTAAAAAACTTAAAATTGCATTTTTATAATAAAATTCAAGTACCCAATGGGGTATTTTTGCGGTTGACTTGTTTTTTGCTTTGAACTGTTTTTATATCTTCCAACGCTTCTTCTATGCTCATGCCCTTTTTTATAACTCTAAGGTACAATCTACTATATGTAGTTCCGTTAGATTTTGCTATATCTTTTAAATTAAACTCTTTGCCGTTGATTATAAAATTTTTAGATATTCTTCTATTCATAACCTGTTCTTTAGATGTCGCCCACCTGCAGTTATCAGGGGAATATCCATCATTGTTATTTATACGGTCAATAGAAAGACCATTTCTATATCCATTATCAATAGACCATTTGTAAAAGTAAAAAAAACCGTCTTTTCCGCTCCATTCATCGCATACTCTTATTCCTCTTCCACCATACTTTTCATATCTAGTGTTTGATTCTAGTTCGCACCTTGAATGCATTCCAATAAAAATTTTATATATACTTAAATTTGAATATTTTTTAGGAACTCCACAAAGTTCTTTCATATTTTTTCTGTGCAAGCGCACTTTTTTGTATGTTGTGACTTAATACTTGACGAGGTATATTTGTTGCCAAAATAGCAATTATCAGGGCAATAATTTTTTGATCCATCTTTTCTATTCAATCGTAGATTTTTATTCCAACCGTTTTCTTTACACCATTTTCTAAATTTTTCTCTGTCTTTCCATTCATCGCAGACCTCAATTCCTTTAGCACCGTAATCCTTATAAGCTATGGATTTCTCATTATAACATCTTTTCATCATTTCATAATGCAAACCACCAATGGTATCTAAATTTGCCATTATAAGCACCTACCTTTCTAATATCTATTATAACATACTTTATAAAGTATTGCAACATACTTTAAAAAGTAGTATAATTCACAAAAAAGGAGAACGTCATGTCAAAGTCGAAAACATCAGCAGAAGTTAAAAATAGATGGAATGAAAAAAACTATGACCGAATAACTGTTATGGCACCAAAGGGCAAAAAAGATGAGTGGCTTGCTTTAGCGAAAAAGAAAGGTTTTAAGGGTCTGAATGGATTTATTATTGATTGTATAAATAATTGCACAGAAAACCAGTGCAACGCGAAAAAAGTTTCAAAAAAAATTTAAATTTTACGGAGGATATATATGCCATTAATAAATCATCAAGGGGAGAGAATTTCATACGAATGTGAAGATTTAATCAAGGAATTAGAGAATGATATTGCTGAATTTGGTGGCGATATGATAGTAGATGTCGTTACTATGAGGGCGAAAGGTGTAACACTCTACATTGATTACAATTTTGCCGAAGAGGGGAAACCGCCATTTGAATTGAGAGAATATGAGAGCCACAAATTGATGAAAGCATCTATGCTGTTGGCTTTACTGAAAATGGAAAATTCTATATGTTAAAAGGGATATGACTTTTGCCATATCCCTTATTTTCTTACTCTATAAATACTATCGGTGCATCGCCGTCAAATAATTTGCTGTCTATCTTCTGCCCTTTGTCCGCCCAAAGGCACCGCACCTTTTCAAAACGTCTATGCTTTCTTACAATAGTGTATCGGTTATTCAATGAATAAACCGTGCCGAGACAGTTGCGGCCGAATTTGTCTACCGGTATATATGCCGGTTCTGATAATTCTCCGGTTCGCGATTCGTCATACTCCGTTAAGTCGATTATCTCAACACTTTGTATGTCACATAAATCGCCATATTCGCCCAATGACGGATAAATCGGTGGATTGGTTAATGCTTTGCATATCGTATTCAAATCCTCATCATCAGCCTTGATGTAAATTGTCAGATTAAGGTCGGTAAGCATCGCATGATTTTTTATAGCTCCTACCCAACCGGCATGTGAGCCATTTTCGTCATCTGTAATAATATCCCATCGCTTTTTTGCATCCGCATTTACCGTTTTAAAATGATAACCGCCTTGCCATTCACGTCTGACCTCGGTATTCATAATTCCATTGCCGGAAATAAAGAAGTCTAAAGGATGATAGGATGTCCACTGGCATAAATTGTGTATCAGGCCACATACTGTACTGAATGGCGGTAAGGGGTAGCAATCTGCTCCGCACGGTGCCATATGGTCTCTAAAATGTGCCATTTGCTGGAATGTCTTTAATTTTACCACTTTCATATATATTCGTACCTCCGAAAAGTAATAAAAGTCATAGATAGCCTATGACTTTTCCATAATGTGTCTATTTATTATATGATTTAAGTAAATCTTTACATTCCAAAATGGATACTATTAATATTTGCTATTATAATACAGTGCAATCTGCTATTTGTCAACACTATTTTTTATCCGCCGTAGATATAATGAGTGCCTTTGCTCCGTATTCAGATTTCCCGATTTCTTCACGAATTTTGTTTTCAGTGATTTCTGGATTAGTTTTCTGCACCCTTTCATAAAGTGCCTTAAGGTCAATCATAATGCCCTCCTTAGTACATTTCTTATAATTTCATCAGCCATATATACAATCTGTCTGCCGTACAGTGACATAAAGTCGGCGACTATTTCCTCGGTCTTGATGTCAAGAAAATATCCGTACTCAAAGGCATATGCGTGTGTGAGTTCGTGACATAAAACTTTATCAAACATACGGTCAGACAGTCCTTGCTTAATGTATATTGTCTTAACATTGTTGTCCGTCACACCCAAAGTGTATACACCGTCACTGCGGATTAATAATTTATTATGCCCGTCTACGGCTTGTATTCGCCATAATGAGCCGTTTATCTCAATTAACATAGATTTCCTCCAACATCATACAAACCGCCGTGATAACGTCAATATGCGCGTTACCACGGCATTGTAGTTACATCTTTGTGACTAATGTTGACAGTTTAGATTTTGCCAAGGCTTTCTCTTCTGCTGTCATACCGTCAATCATGTCTGTAATGTCTCCGGCAAGTTCCTTGATGTACTCATCAAGTGCTTTCATCTTGTGCTCTTTATCTTCCTTTGTGTTCTCGCGGTGCATATCCCTAGTTTCGGTGTAATGTCTCTTCGCCGTGTCGTAGCGGCTTTCGGTTCTTCCGCTATCCATTGCTGCCGGCTCTGTAAAGTACATTCTGCCATAGGATTTATCCATATCGCGGTACATCTCCGGTGTCATATGCCAATAAGGCGGTTCTTCATAGCCGTGTCTGCCGACATATGTTCCTTTGCCCTTTGGTGCAAATCTTCCGGTTGTTTTATAGCGGTAATCGTCATAGAAATGTCTGCCGCTATCTTCTTCCATTTCCTCTGTAAGGACACGGTAATACATAGCTTCGGCAAGGTCTTTGAGCATATCTGTAACTTTACCCATTTCGTCCGCGTCAATGTGCTCTGTTCCCTTGTCAAGTTCAGCTTTGGCGCACTCTGAAAGTTTTTCTATCATATCGTGCATTCTTGATACGTCCATACTGCTACCTCCTAACCTACGCGATTAACCGTGATGTTGGCATTTGCCACACTGATCGCCTGCGTTGAAGTGTTCTTAACAGACACTTGCTCACAACATCCGCAAGGGAGCCATACATCCGTTGCCATAGCGACATTGTTGAACTCTTCTACTGCCGCCGGAGTAGAAATCGCAAGTGTTGATAAGTCCGGTTCTCCGTTTATTGCAATCGCAAGAGAGATTGCTCCGGCTGTTCCGCCGGTAGGCACCGCGATGTTACCGGAAAACTCTACTCTGTACTTTGCGCGACAGCTGTTAGTCGCACCTTTAACCTGTATCTGACCGCTACCGGCTCTATGCATAATACAACCTTTGTTGCAGCTAGATGTTGTGTCTGTGAATAACACATTACTGTTTGCCGCTACAGTCTGTGCGGCAACTGTTGAAAATTCTGCCATTTTTCTTTCCTCTCTTTCATAAAATAAAAAAACCACCAACTGAATATTAGTTGATGGTTTAAAAATCCATTATTTACTTTTTGTAGTCTGTCGCACACATTCCTATGCATTGCGGAGTTCCATATTTTTCAATATAATCTTCATCTCCGTATCGTTTAACACAAACATACATTGTATCGTGCCAATTTGTTCTCGCATCTTCTATTTTTGAAGTATGGTCAATTACAATGTCTGATATTTCAAATGGTGCATTTGCCGCTCCTATCTCTTGGCAAAAGTCTTTGTGAATTTGGTATATGTATTTTTTCATATCATCAAAGTTTTCAAATTCCCTTGCTGTTTTTAGGGATTCAGCTAATCCACCTCTATGTTGTCTGAAAATAATCATTCTGGCACTCCTTTCTTTTTCGGAAATTGTACCACAAATTTAAAAATCCATCAACTTAATATTCTGTTTTCAATGTGCAAAAGGGCAAACCATACAGTCTGCCCTTTATCTTCCCGACATTTGTGTCGGTAACATCAAGTAATACTGCTTAGCAGACATAATCGAGTTAAACTCAATTAAGATACTCAATTATTCATTTTTGCGTAGCTGCTACTTTTAGCAGCCACATCCGGTATTGCATCCACATCCGTAAGCATAAGCGTTAGGATTAGGAACAACATATGCCGGAACAGCCTGAGGATTAACTGCGTTGATAATCTGGCTTGCCTGTGCGTTCATAGCTGTAGTCAGAAGTGCGTTCTGTCTATCCTGCGATGCGGCAAGCCTTAAGCTGTTGTTTTCTGCCTGCAATGTGGCTATCTTGTCCTGGCATAAGTAGTCAAGGATTGCCCTTGTGCCTGCGTTCTGCGTGTCGATAATGTCCCTTGTGTTGCTGTTCATTGTGTTCTGCAATGCGCAAGTGTTGGTTGCCATATTGTAGTTGACATTCTGAATGGCCTCACGGGTTTCACAGCAGCAATTTGCAAGCTGTGACTGTAAAGCATTGGTATTCTGCATATTAGCGACCGTATCGGCGTTAATAGCCTGCTGAATACCGTATCCGGTCTGCATAATGTTTGTGTTTATGCCGTTAAAACCGGTCAGCATACTGTTGTTTGCAGCATAAAAGCCGTCACATAAGCCGTTAGTTATGCCGTCAAGTTTGCTGATAACCGCGGAATTGTCAAAACCGCGCTGAATTTCTGCTCCTAATCCGTTGCCGCCATTGCCACCGAAACCGCCGAAGCCATTGCCCCAACCGCCAAAGATAGCAAATATTACGACTATGAACCAGAGCCATCCGCCGTCGGTCCATCCGCCGTTGCCGTTGTTACCGTCAATGTTGGCTACCAAAGGTACGGATGCTGTGCTACAATTTGAATTAAACATAATTTTTACCTCCGAAAAAATTTATATACTTAACCTTGCAAGAATTAGTATCAAAATGATGTCACTGATTGCCAAATTTACCCTTTACCTGACTAAATACCTCGTCCGCGTTCAGACCTTTTTCTTTGCATAAGTTCCGTGCCATTTGTTCTACGCCCCGCATATTGCCTTGTTGTGCCATTTGCATAACATTTTGTATCATCGGGTTACGCATAATCTGGTTATTTCCGGCTATCTGTTGCATAAACTGTTGAGGGTTTTTAACCGCCCGAAAGATGTTCATTAAATTCATTCTTCATCACCGCCTTTGCTTTGAGTTCGTGAATTTTTCCTTTGAGCTGCTAAAGATTTATCAAACCTATCTTCTAATTGCCCGATTTTCTCCGAGAGTTCATTAAACTTATTCAGAAATAGGTCTGTGCTTTCGTCTGATAGGGTAAATTTAAGCTTTTCCGCGTTTGCCGTAGAATTTACCGTATCAATACTTTTTGTGTCTATATGGGGCGTATACACGATTGTCTTAATCGTTCCGTCTGCATTCCATCCTTTGACGTAAATTTCCGATAAATCCTGCTTTGGGAAAAATGCCATTGAACCGTCCATAGGCACCTCATTGGCATTAATGTTGTCAAGGCTCTGTACAACTCTGCCGTTAATACCTATTGTCTGCGGTGTTACCGACATCTGTGCCGGCATTATCTGTTCCGGCTGTGCCTGATACCTTTGCATATTCGACACAGAAGCGTATTGATATGGGTTATACTGCGGTACATAGCCGTTAATCTGCTGTTGATAAGGATTGTTTATCATCTTCTGCCTCCTCACTTAAAACCTCTTCTATCGCGTGAATTACGGATGACTGTGTTTGCAAGTCCAACCGTTGCAATTCTTTCCGTGCGAAAATCTTCTCTAAAATTTCATCTGAAAACATAGATTGCCGTCCTCCTTATGCTTAAATTTTGGCATAAAAAAAGCCGCTTAACGCGACACATAAGCGACACAAAAGCGACATCAAGTTCAGATATTCAATTTTCGAGTGTTAAAAAATGCGATAAATACGGCGTTTGCACTAACTGTATGCCATTGGCACAGCGTATAGTTACTGCTAAAAATTCTTCAACTGAATTTCAATGTTGTCATTGACAATAACAATTTTAGATATTATAGTTTTAAGTATCTTATTTTTGGTTTGCTTGTCGATTTTGTCCCAAACGTCGGCAAGCTTTTTTATATTGTCATAGACAAATTCTTTCTTCTGCGTGTTCTTTGTCGCCTTGCTTTCTTCTTCGATTGCAGCGGTAATACGTTTCACTTCCTCTTCCGCCTGCTTAATCAACTCAATTACAGTGTCATTGCCCTCGGCATAAAGGATATACAGTCGTTTTAATTTGTTTTTTTCGCGGCTTAATTGTGACTGCATTATCTGTAATTTCGTTTCCTTTTCTTTTGGCTTGTATTTCGACAGATTGACGGATATTTCAAGCATCTGTTTCTCTACCTGCTTTTCAATGTCTGACGCCCACTGTGGTTTGCTGTCGCAATCGTGGTTATAATTCGGAAGATAATCAAGGTCTATGTTCTTTGAACAACAATATATTTTCCTTGGAGAGTCCTCTTTTTGCCCCCATTTCTGGTAGCGCATCGCACAACCACATACGCCGCAATAGCATAACCCCGTTAAAAGGTTGGTAGGGTGTGCAATCCAACTCTTGGCATCGTGCCTTGACTTTCTGATCTCCTGCGCAAGTTCGTAGCGCTCGATGTCAAATATCGGTTCGTGTTTGCCTTGATACACCTTGCCTTTGTACGGTATCATTCCGATGTTTACTACACTTGTCAAGATTTTCCGCGCTACCGGCTCACCGCTGTAATGGCAAATTCTAGCGATACGGCCGTCCGAATACCCATTGATATACAATTCAAGTGCATTCCTTGCCGTTTCGGCGCGCTCCGGAATTGGTATTAAAATACCCAATTCTTTATCATATGAATAGCAGAATGGCAAATTGCCACCGCCCATCCAAAAACCTCTCTTGACACGTTCCAACATTCCACCGCGCATACGGAGCATCATAGTATTTCTGTCATACTCTGCTACGGCAGCCATAACCTGCGTCTGAAATTTATCCTGCGGTGTTTCGTACCTAGCGAAATCGTGAACGCTTTCTACGCAAATTCCCTTTGGCGTAAAGATTTTTTCAATCATATACAGCGCATCCACGGTATCACGCGCAAGTCTGTCTAGCTTGTAGACAACAATAACGTCGATTTTAGCCATATCAGATATAAGCCTTTGAAGTTCAACACGTTTTGACATTTCCATTCCGGACAATCCAGCATCGACATAATACTCCTTGATAATCAGCTGATGTTTACGGCAATATTCGTCAATGTCACGTTTTTGGCTTTCAAGTCCGTAGCCTTCCTCCGCTTGCCTTTCTGTAGAAACTCTTATATAAGCAACACATTCCATAATTTATAATCTCCTTTCTGAAATAAAGAATGTGCCGCATTTATCGCATTTACGGCACATTCTACACTTAAGTTACGGTTTTGTCAACCGCCGACAGCTTCCGCGATGATTTTCAAAATCTGTTCGGGAAGAATAACATCCGCCGGCTTGACATCTTTACCGTCAATAGTAATCTTTACCATTTCTTTCTACCTCTATTTTGTTAATTTTAGATTTTATGTTGTAAATCTTTCTATCAATCGTACGCCGGCAAACGTGCATCGCCATTGCTACTTCTTCAATGCTTTTGCCTTTCCCAAGTAACTTAAGAATTTCTTCTTCATCTTCTGTAAGGTTCGCGCTCTCAATAATAATGTCAAGTTCCGACTTGATAAACCTTGAGAACTTCATTCAATCTCCTATTCTGCGCGCTTTGGCAGTTCTACCGTGTTCTCGCGCTTTTCATAATTGATGCAAGGCTCGCTGTTTTCCTTGCCCTGGCACATCAAAAAGTGCGTACACGATATACATTCACGGTCTTTCATTCTAATCTCCTTCATACGGTTCAATTGTGCAGCTTTCTATTGCAAGCGGCATTCTCCACCTTGTTTCTTTGGTCTGTATGAATACGCCGGTAATGTATCTTCTCTGCCACTGATTGATGTAATCTTCAATGCTTTCGAGCGTGGCTAAAACCATTTCTCCGTTAAGTACCTTTGGGCGGAGAATGTATCTTTTGCCTACCGTAAATTCAACGCCTTTGTCGTTTGTGTAAGTATCAATCCATTTCTTCATTTATTTCACTTCCTTTCTAGGGCCTTACACCCTTTAAAATACATCTTCGTGTTCTATCCCATTCTGTAAACAATGGGTCGGGTGCTGTTTCGCCATTCTCGGTAGCCATTATTCCGTACCTTTCGTGAATTAAGGTGCCGTAATGAGTACAATTGTAAAATGTGTTCATACTTATTCCTAACCGGGTAGTTATCTCTTTGGATGGAAACGCGCCGATGTAATCCGCACCATCAAATAAGTCGTACAGTCTTAACTTAGGCATTAGTTGTCCTCCTTGGAAAGTAATTGTTTTTCAAGTTCATCAAAGTTATAGTTTCGTTGTTTAAAACCGTTAAAACGGTTATTAGTAGGTTTCGCCCTTGGCTTGGTACTTGTAGGCTTTTCGTTCAGATAGCTTTCAAATTTAACGCCAAACAATGTTTCCGGGCGTAAATACTTCTGTCGCTCCGTGTCTTTCCAATCTGATACTTTGTTATCAATAACCTTTTTGAAATCATCTACCGTATAACTTGGATTTTCGTTAAAACGTGATTTAATCAGCCTTTTGGTCGATACCGTTGACGGCAAAAACTTTGTACCGGCTCTCTCATTAAGATATGCTATAATCTCTGTGTACGGAATGGGAGCATCCTCACTCTTAGCCGTAGGGATATTATTACTAATCTTGTCTTTTCTAATCTTATCTAATCTCGGCTGCGGTTCTGTATCATTTTGTTTACAAGTTGCATCGGGTTTGGCTACAATCTGTTTACAATCCGTTACAATGCGGTTTTTTTCGGTATATGAGCCATTTTCCTTGACTGTAAGAGTAGATAACTCCTCTGAGTATGTACTTGGATGATACCGGTCTTTCGGGATTGTGTTGTGCATCTTCCAGTGCTTTATCACGATTACGTTTGAATTATCGAATGTAAGGATGTAGCGTTTATCCTTTAACATCTGCATATCTTCTTTGGATGCCTGGCACGCCCTTGCTACGGTATTAGGGTTATCTACGATACCGTCATCATCAGCTTCCATACAGAGTTGAAAGAATAACCCTTGTGTGCTTAAAGGCATATCCCGAAACGCATCAGAACTGATTAGTTTCTTTGAAAACATTCTCTTGTCAGCCATTAATTCAAGTCCTCCTGCTATTTATATAGGATGCAATTCTTGATTAAATTCTTCCTAGCATCCTTGGCTCTCTGCGAATTTGCTTTGTCAACATTCATCTGATAATGCCGTTCACATAGTTTGTAACCGGGCTTGCGCGGTTCATCGCAAAAGAAACATAAGCCGTTCTTTTCGCGATACTCACGCTTTGATACCTTGTTGACCTCTTTGGCAAGTTTACGCCCTCTGTTTTTCGTCCGGCATACTCCACAAGTCGTATAACCGCCGTCTGCTTTGCGTTTCCGACATCTTGTGCAAATCCCATTAGCCTTATCCTCTTCGTATTTCATCTGCGCCCATATACGGTGCTGTTCGGTGTATTTAGCGCGACTTTCTTCATTTGCATTGCGTTTACTCATCTGGTATGTGTATTCTTTTGCCAAACATTCCGGGCACATACTCTCATCTGACCCGATGCTAACTTGTTTACACACCGGGCAGATACCGTATTTCTTGTAGTATTCTCTGTCGTACCGTTCTCTCTCGTTCTTCTTAGCCGAGCATTCGGCACATCTGTATTTCTCTGACGGTTTACCGCACTCGGCGCATTTACCGTTCAATCTGTTTGTATGTCTATAATTCTTTAATCTTATGTATGACTTGCTATCCTTTGTAGTCTGTGTGTCATCGCCCACAAGCTACATTCCTTTCACTACAACTGATTGATATTCAAGTTTTTAAACATAGCGCACATAACATCTACGACAATGCTATTGCCAAACTGTTTATATAACTGCGTGTTACTGTTGACTGCTGCCATCTTGTCAATATCTTCATCAGATACACCCATAAGCCGCCCACACTCTCTCGGTGTTAGCTTTCTGATACGATATTGAGGTTTTTCAAGCAATAAATTGTCTTTCTGCACTGTTGTCAGCGTATTAGACACATCATCTTTTCTAGGCTCCAGTTCCGTCATATTGTGCCTGCTCTCCTGTATCTGACCGCTTTCATATGCTTTTCGTATCTGCTTGCCGTATTCCGTGCGCTTTGGCGTCAGCACTTGGCTTTCCATAACAAGGTTGTCTTTCTGCACACTCGTTAAGCAATTACTTGTGCCTTGCATATTCATCTCTAATCTCTGTCAGTATTCTTTCAACTTCCCATAATAGACCGCTTCTTGTGCCACTGCCCTTAGACATCCCTGCTTGTTTTCCGGCAACCGATAAATCGGTACAAGGGAATGAGTAAGTAAGTAAGTAAGTAAGTAAAGGCTATCGTATCTTTAATTCCTAAATCAACTGCGTGAACCTTAGTTATGTCCATTGCAGGAAAGCTTGTGCCGTGTACCGCGTTGTAACTTGCAATGGCATATTTATCAAACTCAACAACTCTGTAATGCTCAAATTTGGCACCTATTCTCTTTAATGCCATTGCCTGACTACCGTAACCGGCAAATAGTTCTATCAACCGGATAGGCTTTGTTATGCTAATCGGTTTTCTTGTAAAGTCAAATATAGTCATCTGATTATCACAAGAATAATTTTCAAAACTCATTAAATCTACCAAAAGGAAACCTCGGTTTTATGTGCGCACAACCTATTCCTTTCTTTGATTTTTAGTTAGTTTTCTTCTCTTCTTTAACTGCTTTGCAGTAAAAAGTTTTAGGACATATACCACACATTGCGGCGGCATCATTCATTGAAATGACACCATTTCGCCAATCTTTGCGAATTTGTTCAAAATTTTCTGGCAACGGTAATGGTGGTCTGCCAAACTTTACGCCCCTTGCTTTCGCTGCTGCAATTCCCCCCGCCTGTCTTTGCTTGATATTGATGCGTTCGTTCTCCGCAACATAACTAAGTAAAGCAAGAACAATATCGCTGATAAATGTTCCGAGCAGGTTCTTTTCTCTGCGGGTATCTAGCAGTGGCATATCTATGACAACAATATCTGCTTTCTTCTCTTTTGTGATAATCCGCCACTGCTCATTCAATTCCTCGTAATTTCTGCCTAAACGGTCAATGGACTCGATATACAATATGTCGTTTTCTTTAAGCTTGCGTAGTAACCGCTTATATTGTGTTCTCTCAAAATCCTTACCCGACTGTTTATCCATATAAATATTGTTCTTAGGCACTCTCGCCTCTGATAGTGCTATCATCTGCCTATCCTCATTTTGTTCCTTAGATGATACTCGCATATATCCATAAATCACATTTCACACCTCACTAGTTAACTTTCAAGATTTTCTTCATTACGTCTGCCGTATCGCAGATACCCTTGATATAGCCAATAGTAATTGTCTTGTAGTCGTCATCGCATTCGGTAACATTGTTATCCACAAAATCAGCCACTATATCTTGAATCAGCCTTACGGCATTGCGGTTTACGTCGCCTTCGTTAATCGTCATTTTGTCTTTCTCCTTTCAACTGCTCAAACTGTCTTTTCAGCCAAAACAGACAGTCTTTTAGGATTACATAATTATGCTGTTTTTCCTCTTCATCAATTGCCTTAACGCAATCATCAATCGCCTTTTCGTAGCCGTCTTTATACCCTGTTGCGTACTGGTTTCTGTCATATTCCATTGCTTTCTAATCTCCTTTCGTGCAATCACTTTTAAGCATATCTGCCTTGATTAACTCGTAGATAATATCAAGGTAAGTTCTGTTGTCTCTGTATCGACAATTAGCGTCTTTGTGTATTCTTGGGTCATAATCATTCCAATCGTTGACATCAAAGCACACATCACTCACAAAAAGCATTTTTACGCCTCTTGATACGCACAAGTAATAACAGCCCTGATTACCATATTCGCCCTTGCATTTCTTAAATCCGAACTTTTCAAACTCTTTAGCTTTAATTGTCGGTATCAACATTACTTTCGCCCTCCTTCATAAATACAAGCCAGTGCGTATCAGCTCTTTTATTTCCTAATACTGGCTTGAAGTCTATAATTTTTAGTATTTCCGATAATTTTATCTGTTGTTCATTCCATTTAAAAACAAGCGTTCCGCAAGGTTTAAGCACTCTCATGCACTCGTTAAAGCCTCTCTTTATATCACTTGGCCAAGCATCTGTTAATTTTCCATATTTCTTGGCCAACCACGAATTATCGCCAACCTTGATTAAATGAGGTGGGTCAAATACAACTAAATGAAATGTGTTGTCTGAAAAAGGAATATTGCGAAAATCCCCTATGATGTCTGGTTTTATTTTTGGATTGCGTCCATCACAAAGGGTATCTTCTAACTCTCTGCAATCCATAAAAATTACATTTGGATTATTCTTGTCAAAGTAAAACATCTTGCTACCACAACACACATCAAGAATTGGTTTCATTCTGAACCCTCCTTCAATAATTCCATAAACTTCTCATACTGTCTCTGCGACACTTTGTTATTAGCCTTATCCTCTCTAATTTCGATTTTAAGGTGTTTTTCGGCGATAGAGGATAATTCCCTTGCAAGGTTCTTTTTGCCTTGCTCTATGCCGTCTCTGTAGCCTTTAGAGGGTTTGAACTCGTTTATCTTCTCTTTGCCCTCTCCCTGCCCTCCTGCGGTCTTGTTGTAACGGCACTGATAACCTTTTTGCGTGTACTTCAAAATCCAATACTGCTCCTTTTCATCAAGCAAGTCTGCCGGATAATGGAGAAAGTTCAATTTCCAACCATAAGGGTTATCATCACTGTAAAATCCGCGTTTCTTAATTGAGAGGTCTATATGCTGATACCCAACAAGGTGTCCGCACATTCTCTGCATAATGTGAAGTGCCTGCCCGATATAAAAATACCGGATGCCGTTTTCATCGGTTCGTGTTAAGAAGTAAATACCGCTGCCGTCATCAAGAAAGGGATTGACTTTCTTAAGGCGTTCACGGTTCTTGGCTTCAATCGCCTTGGCTTTCGCTATGTTCTGATAACTCAATGTTTCCACCTGCCTTTACTATGCTTTTGCACACCGCGACTATCGTTTGTATACAGCCATCATATCCATCATCACAAACTTTTTTTAATACACAAGTTCCACAATTAGTGCCATCTTCAAGTTCAATTAGTGCTTCATCCATTGTTGCCACAACCTTATCTACGTCATAAGCTGTCTTTATAAATGGTAATGCTTCCTGCCACCTGCCGTCATCCGCTGCAACTAACAAAAATTTGTCAAAGCCTATAACGCATCTATGTTCACGGATAAATTTCTCAAGTTCTTCTACGTCAATCAGTCTTCCCATTGTTTGCCCTCCTGTTCCATTGCTCTATTGCTCCTTCCTGTGTGTCCATTTTGTTCAGAAAATCTGCAATTCGGGCATATGGTCCAGAGCTTCCACATCTACTGCAAATTACCTTATATCCAGATTTTCCCATTTTTCTTATGCCCACTCTGCGGTCATGGCAACCACAGAACGGGCATGGCTTAAGTTCTACGTTCATTCTTCATCACTCCAATCTAACCTACAACCGCAATGACTACAGTAATTTGGCGTATTGTTGTTATTCATTATTCCTATATCGTGACTGACTTTGATTGTGTTTCCGCATTCGCAATGGAATACAGAAAGAGTATCACTAAGGTTATAGCCAAATAGAGGTTTCTTCGATATCTGCTTTTCAAGTGCTTGTATTGCCACATCAGTAGCATCGCGCAATACCTGAGAATGTATCTCACCGCCTATTTCTAAATCAAACTGTAGTGCTTCTATTGCTTTATTCTCTGTCATCGTTACTCCTTTCCAATCTGTCGCAGCAATCTTGACATACCTTAGCTATTTTCATGGCTTCAATATGGGTAAAGGCGCAACTTTTCGCAAGCGCCGTTACCACCTCAATAATTTGCCTTCCTTCAACCGTACCTATGTTGTCGTCCAGATTAGCTTCACTTTCTGTCATATTGTCCCTCGCTTTCTAATAATTCCGGATTGTCGAAAATGTTGCCGACAACCTCAATTTCAAAACTTTTAATATTCCACAAACTCCACTTTGCACCAATAGGTAATTTAGCTGATTTAATGCAAATCCAAGAGAACTGATAATAGTTATTCTGCCAAAATGCTTTGTAAAGATTACCATTTTCATCTTTTACAATATCATTTTCCCAAATCAACCTGTTGTTCTTGTCTTTCAAGCCGGTGCATTGACAGATTGTGGATGGGTCAATTTCTGTCCAACCGTCTGTCTCTCCATGAGAAAAGAACATTGATGTAGGCTCAAATATTAAATGTACGGGTTGTTCGTATACATTAAAACCTAATACATAATAGCCAATTATCCACCATTCTTTTTCCGGAAATTCTCTCCAATCAAGCCTTTTTGCTTTGAATAAATATCTATCTGCCATATTCTCTCCTATTCTGCTTCTGATTGAAGCCATTCAAGATGCTTTCTACAACATTCATCTATTGTTGTAGAACTTTCTGAACATTACAAATCAATATTTAATGTTCATATTTCCGTGTTCATTTACCCAATCAATGGCTTCTGCATATGTCACGCCATTGTTTTTCAGAAGATACAACAAATTATGGAATTTAGGGTGTGTTTCTTTCAGCCTTAAAAACCTGCTTTCTTTTTCCAAATGACATCCGAACCCACATAATACGCAACCAGTTCTTTGGCAACCTGTGGTTTTTAGCAATGGCCTTTCATTATCAAAAATGCCATAATCAGCAAACGACATCTGATTTTCACATTGTCCCATAGCTTCATAATCTGTGACTACTTCGCCATAAACAGAACAAATAGGCAGATTGTTTTCTTTAATGTATAAAAGTACATCCTGTTCCGTCCAAAAACTCATAGGGTTACTTGTTGGAATTTTTAAGTCAAATCCATTACAACCATTTTGTAACCATTGTGAAGTCCTTAATTTACTTTCACTAGCCATTTGAGCGGTAATAGGTACTCTGCCTGTATCTTTGTCGTATTGGTGCATAGGCTGTTTCTTCATTACCTTACAACATTGATTAGATACTTCAAATGGTGCATTTAGCATAAATAAGTACTTTGACCTGTCATACATACTGCCAAAATCTTCACACTTGACACCGAATAGCTGTTTTACTCTGATAGGTGCTTTCAGGATTTCACTAGGGATATTCCCCATCTTTAAATCCACAAAAGTTTTGTTTTCCTTGTCTATTCTCCTGTCTATTCCCGTCAAGTCGGCTATGCGATAAGCAAATGGAATTTCTGTCTGTCTGTCTGTCTGTCCGTCTGTCTGTCTGTAAGGATTCTAATATATTTTCTAGCATCTGCAACAGTTTCTGATATTTCCTTTGAAAACATCGGAAATCCATATTTTTCGCAAACTTCTGCAAATGAAATTTTAGGTTTCAAAATCACAAGGTTATCAAAAGTCTGTGCAAATTCCTTTAACTCTGGATATTGTGTCGGCACATCTACAAATACAAAAGGAATATTTTTATATCCGCAAACTTCTCTGATTATATGTCCTAAAACTGTACTATCCTTGCCAGCACTAAATGACAGATACACACCATCTTCGCCAAACGCGTCTACCCATTCTTTGACACGATAAGCCGTCATTTGAACTTTTGCGCATAACGGTAGCGATTGCATTTGTATCAGATCCGAAATATTATGTTTCTTCATTGTCTCTCCTTAAAACGGTAAGCCGTCATCATCTACGTTATCCGGAATTGACATAAAGCCGTCTGCGTCAACATTACTCGGCTTTGGTCGTGCCGGTGCCGTGCTTACTCCGTTCTGTTCCGCCGCTGACTTGCTTTCGGCAAATTCGCAATTCTCAACATAGATGTCAGTCGTGTAAACCTTATTGCCGTCCTTGTTGGTGTAACTTCCGGTCTGTATTCTGCCCTCAACAACAATCTTTGTTCCCTGGTGTAAATACTTCTCGGCAAACTCGCCAACCTTACCAAACGCAACACACGATATAAAATCCGCGTTTGTTTCTCCGTCTTTCTTAAAACGGCGGTCAACCGCAAGTGTGTATCTTGCAACCGCCATACTTCCATTCGCTGTCTGCGAATACCTTACGTCCGGGTCGCGTGTTAAACGACCCATTAAAATAACTTTATTCATCGTCTTTCTCTCCTTTGAGTATCTTCTCGACTATCTCGTTTGCCATTTCCATTATCGAGTTTTCTTTCTTGCCAAATGTCTCCTTAGAACAAATTCCGACAGCAACCACATCATGAATTACTTCTTCTGCTGTGCCTTTCGATATTCCTTTCTCACACATCATTTCATACAAAGCCGCTGCAATGGTACCAAGTTCCGCAAGCATTTCAATTCCATTGCCGGAAATACGCACATGTTCTTTATCCGCACTAATCACAATCAAATCTCCTTTTCTTCAAAATCTTCGCAACTGTCATCATACATAGTCGGTAATCCATAACAGTCGCTGTCTTCATTGTTGCAATAATAGTTTTCATCATCTTTTGTGTTGTGCTTGCAATTCGCACATATAACCTCGTCGTAATCCATTACCACCTGTCCTCCTTGTCTCTTTTCATATCGACTGTAATAGTGTTACCGCACTTGCACTTGTACTGGTAGCTGTAATAATCAACTCCGTCAACGTGACAAGTCATTTGTAAATTTGGGGTTCCACATCCACAAGTAACGCCCTCTTCGGTTTCGATAAGATTATCTTTGGTGTCTTCAACAGTCATATTGTCTTTTTCGATTATCAAAACGGACATTCATCTCCTTTCCTTAAAATCCATTTCCTGCCCGGTTCTGCTACATCCACATTTGCCTTGTAAGCGACTTTTTTCATCTTCTCGATAAATAAGTCCTTGTCAGCATTTTCGCTTGATAAATGGCACATTATGACGTTCTGCAAGCGGTCTGAATAGTTAGACTTAACAAAATCACAAGCCGTGTAAATGCTCATATGTCCTTGGAAAACGTGTCTTGTCTTTGGGTTGTCGGCATCAACTAAATCCTTGTCGTAATTCACACCTAAGAGAATATGGTTTACGTCCTTAAACCGCCACTTAATCAACTCCGTATCGGTTATGTAAAGCATTTTCCCCATTTCTGGATGGATTATCATAAATCCATAACAAGGACATTCAGTGCTGTCTGCGTTAGTGTGAGTCCACCTGCCGTCTGTCGTTGTCAGGTCAAAAGCAGCCATCTTAAATTGACCGCTGCCGAGTGCCATAGGCTTAAGGCTTATGTACGGTGCAAACACCGGTATTCGCATATCCTTAAGGTCGTTTAATGCTCTTGAATGGTCGCTGTGGGCGTGCGTTACCACACACCCTGCAACATCTTTGATATTCCAATTCAATCCCTCTTTAATCTTCATAAGAGGTATTCCACAATCAAGGATAAGTGTTTCTCCGTCATTAGCGGTTAAGGTATAACAGTTACCGGAAGAACCGCTTGCGATACATTTAAGTTTCATACTCACACCTCGATTTCGTTATCCTGTGGAAACTGAAAGACCTTGTTCAATGCTACTTTATAGTGATGACAGTTATAATCACTATGAACTTCCGTTTTAAGCAAATACAGTTCTCTCAACATTTCCATAGCCTTAATTGCCTTTTCTTCGGTGGAATAAGTGGCTAACCTCACATCGCCGTCAAGCGGTATAACACCTGTCAGATTTCTATTTAAGAAATAGATTTCTGCCTTAAATCTGAAAATACCTACCATTTCATACGGCACATCTATCTTTCCGTCCTGCGAAACTACTCTCATTCAAAAAACTCCTTTCTAACATCAACTACCTTACACTTTAATTTGTAATCCCAATCATAAATCTGTGGTCTTTTACTCGGACAGCAGATAAACTCTCTACAGATTCTAGGCCTAACTGAATAAATCTCGCATTTTTCCTTTGGCTTATCATCATCAAGAAACGGACAAGTCATATCCATTGTTGGTGTAGCCGTCGGATAATTATGCCTATGTTCATTGATATGATGTTTCTTGATGTACTTGCGGATTGTTGCGATTTCATCTTCTGTCATAGGAAGTAGGTCACTGCAACAATTTCCGCATTGAGTACATTCTCCGTTGCAAGTCAGGTCGTAAGTGCCGTTATTCATATCAGCCATCATCTGTTCTAAACTTGCTGATTTCATAGGCTTACTCCTGCACAAATGGCGTTACCGTGCTATCTTCTGTCTGCTCTTCTGTTATCTCTGTGGCGGTACCGTCAACCATGCCCTTGCTCTCGATAAAATCAACGGAATTGGCGTTTTCTGCAATTTCATTCTGTGCAACCTGATATACTTCGTCCATTTCCATTTGTGCCTGTCTCGCCATCGGATCATAATTTTTCGGGTACTTCTTTATGGCATTATTGCACATCTTACGGATAATCATACTCTCCGGAGTATCAAGCCATGCACCACTGATAAATGGTCTTGCAATCTCACATTTGAGCATTTCATCAACAGTCTTGCAAACTCTTAAGGCTTCCAAAACTTCCTCTTTCTTTTCCTTTATTTTGGCTTTCTCTTCTGGTGTGGCATCATAACGTGTTCTTGCAACTTCCTTGTTGTACTGCTTTTTAATTCCGGTGATTACTCCGAATGTTTCATTCAACATGTTCTGCTTAACATGCGCAAGAAGATTAATCTTGACACTGTCTCTGTCAGCGGAAAGATATGTAATCATTCCGTCTTTAAGTTTAACCGGATAAACAACTCTGACTGCCTTATCCGATAAACCTTTTTCTTCCCATTCCGGCGGTGTAATTTCAAGGCCTTTATGCTTCGGTGCCACATAATAATCGCCGTCCTTTATTACCCAATATGGATATACCTGCTTGACGTCTTTACCGTAATTCACAAGAAGAGAGTCATATCCAGAACCCTCTATTCCCATTTCTACCTGCTGCTGCCATATGTCTTTACCGTCTGCGTCTTTGCCGACATTGACATTGCGTAATTGAAAATAACATTCTCTTGGATACGCGCTCGCGTTCAGCTTAAGGCTTGCGCATCGCTTAACAATGCCCCTTAAATTGCTTGTATCAAGATTAGCCATATTGACTTTTGGGTTTGTCTTCACAAGGTTGTAAATGCTTGTCATAGCTTCCATTGCGCACTCTTTAGCGTAATCATCCATATCCATTCCACAAGCCTTGTAATCAGCCATAATTAAGCCTGTAATAGCATTACTCCATTCGCTTAATGATGTAGTAAATGCTTTCTTTTCTGCGACTGCTGTGTTCTCTGCCATAATTATTCCTCACTTTCTTCAAACTCTTTCAACTGTTCCGCTAACTTCTTGCACTCTTCTGCTACATATTCCTCTGTACGGATTATCAACCCATCAATGTGAAATTTATTTTCAATCTCCATTTGTATAAAAAGACTTTTTCTATAATTAGGAAATCTCTCATAAGCAAGTTCAAGTTCTCTTGCATCGTTACAATGTGCACAGTCAAAACCAAACCACCATAAATCACTTTCAATCGGATAACTTGATTTTTTACCGCCATCTGCAAAGGTAATACCGCCGTGGCATGAAAAATATGCTTCAATTCGTATTCTTTCGTCTTTATCAAGGCAAGCTCTAAGCAAAGGAAAAATACCGCTTATTTTTCGGTCTCCGACATCTGCTTTCTTAATTTCAAGATAGTTTGAATACCCTTTACCATATAAAGGGTGGTTTTTAGGAATGCCTACATATCCGCACCTATGCCCCATCATATTGAATGTAACGACACATTTATATCCTGCGCGTTCAAACTCTTGTTCTACAATATATCTATCATTCACAGTGTTTATCCCTCCGCAATTTCTAATTTCTCACTACCGTTTACAATCAGTAATATAAGCTGTCTGCCTACTGTTTCAGCCAATTTACGGCGATTGCTTACATCAAGGCTTTCTGCGTCATCAAGCCATATCGGGCAGATAATACCGTTGTTGCTCTGCAGTGAACGGCATATATCAATTCTTCCGAGAATGCGATTACCTTTGTTACTCATAGTCGATAATATTGACTTGCCGTCTACCATAGGCGCACACACATTCTTGTACTCTCCGCCCTTGCTAAGTTCCCAAAGTTTCCACTTAACGATGCCAAAATGACTGTCGATTTCGTCTGACAGTTCTTCATTCTTGCACTTGTCGAGTTCCTTGATAAGCTTAAGTATCTTCTCGGCGTCAGTCTGCATCTGGTCTTTGACCTTGTACTGTCTTTCAAGTTCCGCAAGTCTTTCGGTATCGGCAGCCGTGTCAAGTTTGGCTATTTCGCTCTTAATGTCTATCAGCTGACTGTTTAGTGTGATTTCCTCTGCCTTAAGGTTCGCCCTTACATCAGACATTGAACTTGATGCCTTAAGAAGTGTTTCTTTCTTCTCAATATCTGCCTGCAATGCCTTGTATGTGTCATTATCGCTGACATCTGCCTTGTCCGGTATCGCATTAAGGTTTTCCGTAAGACTTACAATTTCATCCCTAAGGTTGTTAGCGGTTACCGCCATTTCTTCAATCTTGCCATTGTATTCTTCAATCTCGGCAGTTGTGCTTTCGATGTCAGCTTTGAGTGTCATTCCGGCATCAGTTATCCTCTTTAACTCTTCTGCCTTGTGTGTGTCAAAATCGGCTCGCATTTTTTCTTTTTTGCTCTCGTCATACTCTCGCTTACAATAAGGACAAACAAGGCTGTTTTCGTCAAATTTGCGGTCGTTTGCCTGCTGCCATTCTTCCACTTTCGCGTTGCGAATACGGTTCTTGTACTCAACATTTGCTGTAAGGCTCTCAATCGTCCTCTGCATTGAGATGCACTCATTCTGAATGTTAGATAATTCCGACTTCACATCACTGATTGCCTGCTTTAATGTGTCGCGTTTTCCGACAAGTTCCTCATTTGCGGTTCTCTCTATCTCATTCTGCTTGAATTTCAGTTCGAGAATACCGTCTGATAACGTCTGATATTCAGATGACAGCTTGTCATTTTCGGCTTTTGCGTCTGCGACAGTCTTTAATCTGTCCTCGATTTCTTTCTGTCTTGTCAACAGTTCGCCTTTATCCGTGGCGTTTTTAGTCTGAATATCTCTTTCTTTCTCCGAAATCTGCCCTTTAAGGACCGGAAGTTCCGCTTTGATGTCCGCTACAGCTTTCTTATTCAAGGCAATTACTTCATCGCGTGTGTACTTGCTGAGCAACGGAAGTAACTCCGCCAACTCTTCGTGCGCCAATGCGATGTCGTAGTCTGTCTTGTTTTCAGCAAGTGTAAAGAGATATTCTCTCATTTCTGCCGGCTTTTTTGCTAAAAATGCGTTGACGTTACTGCACATCTTGAATATGTTCATATCAATGTCAAAGTATTCATTGTACGCGGTAAGCGTCTTGGCAACCTCATTTATATAGTAGACATTATCATCTTTATAAGATGTGCCGTCCTTGCTGTATTTTCTCTTCTGAACCTTGCGTACAGCTACTTCCCTGCCGTCAATCTCGACTACGGCGGAAACGGAGGTATCAATGTCATCAATGCTTACTCCGTCAACCTCGCGCCTTATCGGTGGATTGTCTTTCAGTTCATAATCACAGTTAAAAAACAGCCAATTATAAGCGGTTACAACTGTTGACTTGCCGACACCATTCATTCCGGACAGTGATGTCAATTTGCCGAATGTAAATGTTTTCTCTGCATACGCCATAAAGTTAGTTACCGTAAGGCTTTTTATAATCATTTCACGCATTCCGCTGTCTCTCCTTTCTCTTCTGATAATTTCTGATCCATTTCGTATAAAAGTCTGTTTCCTTTCGGTCTGTCGAGAATTGCCAATAACTCCGGTATGGTTATGTACTTATTCCTATCTATAAGAGTTATAAGCACGTCAACCCTCGCCGCGGTGTTTATGAGTTCCTCGTAGTACCATTTGTCGAGAATAACGTGATTTTCGTCCGATACAAGGACAGTTTTGTCTGATTTTGCCATATGTGTCTCCTTTCTATAACATATATATTCCCGATACCGATATTTCATATACGGTATGTTCGGTTCCGTCTTTTTCGTATACCCGGCTCTGAAATCTGCCGGTTATCCTTATTTTCTGCTCTGCTCCGCAATTCGCTATGCGGTATGCGTTTCGCCCCCAGGCGATTGCCGGAATGTAATTCACGGCGCCGTTACCATCGCGATTTACGATTGAAAAATCAATAACGGTTCTGTTTGTTAGCGGTGTACGTCTCGGCTCTTGTGGGTACTTAATCAGTCCGTCAAATTCAACGTGGTTGTAATCGCCCATATCAGGCTCTTCATAGACCTTTTGAGCAAATATATAAACTTCAAGGTGTCTGTCCTTGCTGTAGTAGGTTCTGGCCTCTCCGTCAAAATGCACTTTCTGGCCTTTGCGTATCTTCTGCGCGAATATCTCCGGAACAATGCAAGGAACTTCATCATATGCCCCACTCATTCGGGCAACCTCGATAAGCACCTTATAGAATTTTTCGCCTACCGTAGTATGTGAGTATTCCGGCTCGGCGATTACGGTTCCGCTTATCTTTGCTACATTTCCCATTCCTTATCCTCCTTAAGTATGCTAATTGCCACATTCTGTACGAATGTCACGTTAGTAATAGGATGAAATCCTACATACCGTTTGAATACTGCGCCCTCGTCATCAACGCATTTGAGCGCATCTCTAACGCGTTTGGCAAGGGTATCTGTCTTTATCTCTGATATTCCTGCTACTCTTTGAGCAACCTCGTTTATTCCTATCGCCCCTTTGTAGCACACGACTTCTTCTATTTCACTTGTCAATATTCTAAAACCGGGCATTTCCTCCGGTATTCCCATTTTCTTAAGTATGTTTTCTATTCGACTTCTCATTTTGACTTGCAATTCTCCTTTCTGTGTGATAACATAAGAAATGGGTTTTACCGACCCTTTCTTATTTGATTTGATAAGGCTTGTGACTTAATTGTTGCAAGCCTTATCGTTTACTGCTTTGGTAATCATTCCGTCCTCAATTACGAAACTTAATCCGATTGCATTATTGATAACCGTTAAGTCGCTAATTGACATTTGATTAAAGTCTGTAATAATCATTGCAGTTCTCCTTTCTATTCTTCTTCATTCCATTCCACAATTTCGCCATTCTTCATCGTGTACCATGTATTAGGTTTGATGTCCTTACCGTCAACCTGCACCATTTTCGCGCCTTTGAGTTCCCAATATTCTGGTTTCCAATACTGGCTGTCATCGCCTTCCCAATCCGCCAATACAAGGTGAGAACCTAAAACGCCTTTAGCTCTACCGCGATAGCCCCATGCGACAGCCACGGCATCTTTGTGATCAGCTGACGATGCGCCTTTATATCCGGTGGCTGACGATGCGCCACAAGAACCGGTGGCTGACGATGCGCCGTAA